TCATAACTTGCTTCCTGTTGAGGAATGATCGCGGGAGGCGAGACGGAGCGCGCGAAGATCGGGGCGCGGGGATGATTTCAGCATCCCCGCGCCCCTAACCACCACCCAACCTAAGAGAGAGGTTCGGCTATGGCTAACGCCAGTATAGCAACCAACGTCATTCCCTTTCCGCAACAACAGCCGGAGCCGATTCAGGAAGCCCCGAAACGTAAGCGGCGCTGTCGCTGCGGCTACTGCGGCGAACTCTACCCGACCAATCCCGAGACTCACCCAATATCGGGTTGCTGTCCGTCTTGCTGGGGGGTGTTGGAGCGTGTCCAAAGGGTTTATTGGACGGTTTCGGGGCGCTATGACTGCGATCAAATCGCCCGTGCCATTCTTGCCGATCCCGAAGGAAAGGAAGCCGACGACCTGCGTTTTATGGAGGCTTTTCATGATGCTTTCCGTGAGGCGACGCCTTACGGAAAAGCATTGATCTTGCAAATGCTTCGGCGCGCTACCGACGAAAACCGACGCGCCGAGATCAAACTCGTTTCTCAGCGAAAGGAAGTAGAGCCGTGTTCGGGGAACGCGCCATGTTTGAGGATGGTTAAACCTGCTCCTGGTCGCGCGGCATCCATCCATGAGGCATCCGAGTTTTAAGCACTGAGTTAAGCCGGGTCTAGGCTGATCCCCGAAAAGGCAGACCCTTCACCGCCCTGGCCCGGCACCTTTTTGAAGGTTCGCGTGAAGGTCGCGTTATGAATTTCCCGGATTGGGCACCGCCTAGCGTCATTGAACGCTGGCAGGAATGTATGCAAGAAAATGAAGAAGAGTTAGCCCGTAGTATTGCCTTTTATCGCGACTTGCAAGAAAAAGGCGAGCTATCAAAAGACTATGACGCGGAAACGATTGCACGGGAAGACCGAAAAGACGCTTTAGATTTTCCGGGAATGATTGGCCGTCTCTTGACGGATGAAAAAATGGAATGGGCATGGAAACGACTCCCGAAACTGAAAGAGCGGAATCAGCGACATCACAGCGCGCTAATCGAGGCGATATTTATTCGCGTTGTGGAGCGTGGATTTTATGGCTCAGTCACCCGTATAGAACGAATGCCAACCGCTGAATTTTTAAAATGGATTGCGGATGTTCAGGCGACGGCGGCGAAGCTGGCGGGATTAGTCGAGGATACCGGGTTGGATTATTATCTTTGGCGTGACTTCAAGAAAGCCCAGGTCCAGGCGGCTGTTAGGTGTAGCGGCCTGCAAACATCCGCGGCCCGACCTGCAAACATCGCAATTTTCGACCCGAATTAACTGCAAATATCGGGGGTCCAGGACCCGGATTATTTGCAAATGAGCCGACATTAACTGCAAACAGCCTGCAAACATCCGCGCCGGCCCAGATTATCTGCAAACGACGCCCGCGCCTTTCTTGACCAACGGGTTGGCGCTGATCGGCCGCCGTCGCTGGAGGATCAGTCGCCGCCGCACGGTCATCCAGGATCCAGGTGAAACCGTCTGGCCGCCGGCGCGGCGGGCGGGCGCAGTCCTGCCGCCCCTGCATTGAGCCGCACTCGCCGGCCACTATCGGTTCGGCAAAACGAGGGTTTTTCCGGACCGTCAGCAGACCGCCAGTGCCACCCGACTGCACCGCCTGAAACCCCGGTCTCACGGTCCGGATAACCGGTTGTGGAAATCTGCGACCGCTTTTCCTAAGCTACGACGAGTAAATCAAACCACCAGCCCCTCGCGGAGCGGCAGATGGACATCGGCTATGCCCGTGTCAGCACCAAAGACCAGAGCCTGGACCTGCAGGTCGACGCCTTGCGCCGCGCCGGGTGCGCGAAGGTCTACCAGGAGGTCGTCAGCGGCGCCAAGGTCCCGCGTCCGGTCCTCGATACCCTGCTGGGCGAGCTGCGCCCGGGCGACGTGCTGGTGATCTGGAAACTCGACCGTCTCGGGCGTTCCCTGCGTCACTTGGTCGAACTGGCTGGCGTACTGCTGGAACAGCAGGTCGGGCTCAAGAGCCTCAACGATCCACTGGACACCACCACCTCCCAGGGTCGGTTGGTGTTCAATTTGTTCGCCGCGCTGGCTGAATTTGAAAAGGATCTGATCCGCGAACGCACCCAGGCCGGGTTGGTCGCTGCGCGTGCTCGCGGTCGCCTGGGCGGGCGCCCCAAGGGCCTACCGCCCGAGGCTGAGAAAACCGCCTGCGCCGCCGAGACCCTCTACCGCGAGCGGCGCCTATCGGTGCGCGAGATCGCCGCCCAGCTTGGCATCGCCAAAAGTACCCTCTACGACTACCTGCGCCACCGCGGGGTGCCGATCGGCACCCCGGGCCCGGCCGCGCAGGGCCGTTAGGGCGTCGCCCGGGAGTGGTGCGTCCATGACGCGTCACCAACTCCCGCCGGAAGCCCTGCTGGACCTGTGCCGTCGGCGCGCCGCATTGGCGCCGCGCAGCCCGGAGCGCCGGGCGCTGATCCAGCAGACGGCCGCTCTGTACGGGGTCTCGGAGGACGCGCTCTATCGGGCACTGCGCGCACGCGCCCGGCCCAAGGCCCTGAACCGCGCCGACCGCGGGGTGCCGCGGGTCCTGCCCCCGGCGGAGCTTGAGCACGACTGCGAGGTGATTGCGGCGCTGAAGATCCGCACCAGCAACAAGAAGGGGCGCCACCTCTCCACCGTCCAGGCCATCCGCTTGCTCGAAGAGCATGGTGTGGAGACCCCCGCGGGGCTGCTGCGTGCCCCGGCCGCGGTGCTGACCCGTAGCACCGTGAATCACTACCTCAAGCAGTGGGGCTTCGACGACCGGACCCTGACCCGGGTCCCGCCGGCGGTGCGCTTCGAGGCCCGCCACAGCAACGACTGCTGGCAGTTCGATCTGAGCCCGTCGGATCTGAAACAGGTCGCGCGCCCGGCCTGGTTCGAGGAGGGCCGCGGGCATCCGCTGCTGATGCTCTACAGCGTGGTCGATGACCGCAGCGGGGTCGCCTACCAGGAGTACCACGGCGTCTATGGCGAGGATGTGGAGGCGGCGCTGCGCTTCCTGTTCAACGCGATGGCCCCGAAGTCCGACCCCGAGTTGCCATTCCAGGGACGCCCGGCCATGCTCTACATGGACTCTGGGCCGATCGGCAAGAGCCTGATCTTCCACCGCGTCATGGACTACCTCGGGATCGAGGTGCGCACCCACATGCCCAAGGACAGCGACGGGCGGCGTCCGACGGCCCGGGCCAAGGGGAAGGTCGAGCGGCCCTTTCGCAGCGTCAAGGAGATGCATGAGACCCTCTACCACCTGCACGCGCCGGAGACGGAGGCCGAGGCGAACGCCTGGCTGCTGCGCTTCCTGATCCACTACAACCGCATGCCCCACCGCCGCGAGCCCCATGCGCGGATCGATGACTGGCTGGCCAACCTGCCCCCGGATGGGGTGCGCGCCATGTGCAGTTGGGAGCGCTTCGGCACCTTCGCCCGCGAGCCCGAGCGGCGCAAGGTCGGGGTCGACGCCCGGGCCTCCCTAGAGGGGACCCTCTACCAGGTCGACCCTGATCTGGCCGGCGAGGACGTGATTCTGTGGTGGGGACTGTTCGACAACGCCCTCTATGTCGAGCACGGTGAGCGGCGCTTTGGCCCCTACGACCCGGTCGGCGGGCCGATTCCCCTGCATCGCTACCGCTCGTTCAAAAAGACCAAGACCCAGCAACGCGCTGAGCGCATCGCAGCCTTGGCTGAACAACTGGCCCTGCCAGGGTCCGTGTGGGGCGGTCCAGCCGCCTCGGTAGGACTGGCGCCAGGGCCCGTCGTCGCGCAGACGCCCTTCGTCGATCCGGACCCGTTCCAAGATCTGGCCTTTCCTACGGCGGTCGCGGCAAAACGCGCCATCGCTGAGTACCTGGGCACCCCCTTGGCCAAGCTGCCGGCAGAGGCGCTGGCCGCGCTTGATGTCGCCTTGGCCGAGTCACTGCGTAAGGTCGACGTCATCGACGACGCGCGGACCCATCTGAAACCCCTGCGCGGAGGCTGACCGGCATGCAGAGCGAGGTGATGAAGCACTTTGGGCTAACCCGCGGACTGCCGCGCGCCGGCTATTTCGAAACCGCCCAGCAACGCCGGGTCTTCGACGATATCAAGATCGCCATCCATGGCGGTCAACTCCTGGCCCTGGTCGGACTGGTCGGCTGCGGCAAGACCACCACGCTGCACCGGCTGACCGAGGCCCTCAAGGACGAGCGCGAGATCCTGGTCTCCCAGTCGCTCGCGGTGGACAAACATCGGATCAACCTTGGCACCCTGATGCTGGCCCTGTTCTACGACCTGTTGACCGAGAAGGACTTCAAGGTCCCCACCCAGCCGGAGAAGCGCGAGCGCAAGCTCATCGAGGTCATCGCCAAGCGCAAGAAGCCGGTCGCCCTGTTCGTCGATGAGGCGCACGACCTGCACCCCAAGACCCTGGTCGGGCTGAAGCGCCTGATCGAACTGGTCCAGAACAACGGCGGCACCCTGTCCGTGGTCCTGGTGGGTCACCCCAAGCTCAGGAACGATCTGCGCCGGCCAGCCCTGGAGGAGATCGGCGCCCGGACCACCCTGTTCTGGCTGGACGGGATCAAAGGGCAGGAGTTGGCCTATCTGGACTGGTTGCTGGAGCAATGCGCCCCCGCAACGGCGGCCGATCTGCTGACCGCGGAGGCCCGCGAGCGCCTGGCCGCAGCACTGTCCACCCCGTTGCAGATCGAGCAGTACCTGACGCTCGCGCTGGAGGCGGCCTATCAGGTCGGGCAGAAGCCGGTGACCTTGGAGGTCATCGAAGCCGTCCTGGCGGCCGACATTGATGCCCTGGAGGCGACCCTGACCCGCTACGGCTACAACACCCGGGCGTTGGCCGATCTACTCAACGTCCGCCCGGCGGAGATTCGCTCCTTTCTGCACGGCCAGTTGGCACCGGGGCGGACCCAGGAACTGCATGGCCAGTTACTGGCTGCGGGGCTGCCGGTGTGAGTGTGGCCGGCTCATTCAGCCGTTTGCAGTTAATCTGGGCCGGCGCGGATGTTTGCAGGCTGTTTGCAGTTAATGTCGGCTCATTTGCAAATAATCCGGGTCCTGGACCCCCGATATTTGCAGTTAATTCGGGTCGAAAATTGCGATGTTTGCAGGTCGGGCCGCGGATGTTTGCAGGCCGCTACAGCTAATATGCGGGTCAGCAAAGAAAACAGTCGCCTTGTCGCCATTCAAAGACGGCGGCGCCTAGATGAAAAGGAAGCCGCATCGTCATTAGGGCTTTCGGTGAGAACGCTACAGCAATGGCGATTGAAAGGCGGCGGCCCGCCTTTCCTGAAGCTGGGCGCGGCCGTGCGCTATGACGAGGAGGTTTTAGAATGCTGGGCAACGAGTCGGACGCGGGCCAATACCAGCGATCCCGGCCCGGCGGCGGCGTAGGAGGTGCGGCGATGAGCGGACGCACCGGAAAAACGACACCCAGACATAACGAAGGCCCCCCGGTTGCCGAGGCCGGGGAGCCTTCAAGGAGGGATGCGAACCCAAGATACCTGTTGATTGAGCCGTCCCCGGAGGCGTTAGAAGCGCCCCCGAGATAGAGCCGACCGCTGTAACGGTCCGGCACCGGCGCGAACAATTTTAACCCGTTTTTCGGGCGCTTGTCTGCGTTTTTGCCTGCCTGTCCCTGCGGTCAATTCTACCCTTGGAGTTGATCCACCCATGACCACGAACACCGATCAAGGCCCCACCCGGAGCCGGCGCCAATTTGACGCGCTCAAGAAGGCGATTAACCCGGAAGCCTTTTACCGGCGCGAGATTCAGAATGTTCCTGCCCAACTGAAAATAAACAACGAAGGCTGGACCCAGAATCTTCGTTGTCCTTTTCCGTCACACGACGATACCACCCCTTCTTTTGGCTTCAATGTCAAAACCGGCGCCTGTCGTTGTAACGGTTGCGGCGAAAGCTGCGGTTCTGTCATTGATGCGGCGATGAGCCTACATCGCCTGGATAAGATCGAGGCTTACGACTACCTGAAAAGTTCCTATTCCGTTGAACTTGGCGCGGCGCCCGTGAGGTTCCCTCGGTTTTTCGTCTTCCAAGGGAGTGTGCTCATGCTACCCGTTTTTCTCTCTGCTGAGCGTTGAGCCAGTCTTTCAGAAACTGGACCGGCGAGTGGTCACCGAGGGTCGAGTGCCGCCGCTTGCGATTGTAAAACACCTCAATGTACGCGAAAGCCGTGGCCTTCATCGCTTCCCGCGTGGCGAAGTGCTCGCCGAAGACCCGCTCGTTCTTGAAGCTGTTGAACCAGCTCTCGGTGGGGGCATTGTCCCAGCAGTTGCCCTTGCGGCTCATTGAACAGACCATCCCGTCTTCGGTCAGCTTGTCCTGGAAACAATGGCTGGCGTACTGGCTGCCCCGGTCGGAGTGATGCATCAGGCCGGTGGCTGGCTTGCGTCGGAACCAGGCCATGGTGAGCGCATCGGTGACGCGATCGGCGGTCATGCGCGGCTTGAGCGACCAACCAACGACTTCGCGGTTGAACAGATCCAGCACGATGGCGAGAGACAGCCAGCCTTCATCGGTCCACAGGTACGTGATGTCGGCGGTCCAGACCTGATTCGGGCCACTCGGGGTGAAATCACGCGCGAGCAGGTTATCGGCGACGGGCAGGGCGTGCTTGGAGTCCGTCGTGGCCTTGTAGCGGCGCTTGTGGCGCGCGCGGATGCCGTGCTCGCGCATCCGTCGCTCCACCCGTTCTTTGCTGGCCGGAAAGCCCCGTGCATGCAGCTCCCGCAGCAGGCGTGGACTGCCGTCGGCGCCCTTGACTTCGGCGTGGATCGCTTGAATCAGGACGATCATTTGGAGATCCGTGAGCCATCGGCGTTCCGGGTGGCCACCGCGTTTCCAGGCGCGATAACCGCTGATGCTGACCGCCAGCACCCCACACATCGCGACCAGGTCGAACGTCGGGCGCTGCGCGTCAATCCAGGGCAGACTGAACAGCGCATCCCTCGCGAAGCCTGTCCTGAGCGCAGCCGAAGGGTACGCCGTCGCTTTTTTTAAGATGTCGACCTCGCGCTTGAGGCGGATCACTTCCGCGCGCAGACGCGACAGTTCCATCTCCTCCGGCGTCACCTTCCGGGCGCCAGGGTCATCAAGCCTGCCCGCATCGGATGCCTTGACCCAGTTGCGTCACGTCTGCTCGACCAGCCCCATCTCCTTGGCCACGGCGCCCACGGTCTTGCCATCCTTGACGCGCTTGACCGCCTGTTCCTTGAACTCGGTGGTGTATTCCGGTTGCGGGATCTTCTGCATCATCGTCTCCAGTGTGAACGTCAGTTTACGTCACCCTTGGAAGACGAAATTTCAGGGGAACCTCACCCGAGCAATCGGGATCCAGGAAAAGCAAGCCCGCGACCACGGCACCTAAGCCAAACCCGGCCCCTCTGGTTCCGATTCCTCCCGAGGCGCTGGCGACCCGTCCCCAGGCCCACCCCTCGCACGGCACACCGTCAACGACATGGGAATATCGCGACCGCGACGGGCGGCCCGTGGCCTTTCAAAATCGGTTCGATCCACCCAATAACGGGCGAAAGGTTTTTAGCCCCCAGGTCTGGACCAAGGCGGGCGGTTGGCAGTGGAAGGCACTCCCGGAACCGCGACCGCTGTACGGTCTGGATCGTCTGGCGAGCCAACCCGAAGCCCCGGCCCTGATCTGCGAAGGCGAGAAAGCGGCGGATGCGGCGGCCCGGTTGCTGCCTGATCTGTCGCCCTTGGCGACGATGAACGGCGCTCAAAGTCCGGCGAAGTCCGATCTATCCCCGTTGAACGCGCGGTGCGTGCGGATTTGGCCCGACCATGACGACCCCGGCGCGGCCTTCGCTCGGAAGGTTGCCGAGTTGGCCCGGCAAGCGGGCGCGGCATCGGTCGAGGTCCTGGATCTGGCGAGCCTGACGCGCGACCCCAAGACCGGCGAACCGCGGGAACTGCCGAAAGGCTGGGATGCGTTCGACGCGGCGGCCGATGGCTGGACACCCGAGACCCTGACGGCGGCCGTTCGCTGGATTCCGTTCGCCCCTCCCGAGGCACCGAAACAACCCGCGCCGAAAGGATCCGAGGGCGCGGCGCTGCCGTTTGGCTTCGAGTTACGCGCCAACGGGATCTATTGCCAGCGGCCCGGCAATGCCAAGGACAAGACCACGGAAGACAAGGGCGGGAACGGAGCCGGGGGCGGCGGCGATGGCAAGCAATGGGTTTACGTCTGCCCCCCGCTGAAGGTCCTGGCCGTGACCCGCGACGAACGCGGCGAAGGCTTCGGGCGCCTGGTCGAGTTCGAGGATCTGGACGGACGGACCCGGCGCGAAGTGATCGGGGATCGGGAGCGGTCCGGGTCTGGCGATACCTTAAGGGCGCGACTGGCGGATATGGGGTTTGAACTGTCCACGCACCCGGAAGCGCGGCGGCAATTCCTGGAACTGTTGCGGCGATGGGTTCCCGAGAAGCGCGCGCGGTCTGTGACTCAAACCGGCTGGACCCCCGAGGGCGGCGCCTTTGTGTTGCCGGATCGCGTGCTAGGCGAAGGCCCGGAGCCCGTGATTCTGGCGGCGGAAGGCGAGCGGCCGGCATTCGGCACCCGTGGCACCCTGGACGATTGGCGCGGTTCCGTGGGCGCGTTCTGCCGTGGAAATTCGCGTCTGACGTTCTGCGTTTCCATGGCATTCGCGGCGCCTTTGTTGCGGTTGTGCGGCGCGGAGTCTGGCGGGTTCCATCTTCGCGGTTCTTCCACCGACGCGAGTTCGAGCGGCAAGACCACGGTTCAGCGTGCTGCCTGCTCGGTCTGCGGTTCCCCGAGTTTTTTGGAGAGTTGCCGGACCACGGACAACGCGGCGGAGACGCAAGCCGAATTGCATAACGATGCGTTTTTGCCCTTGGATGAATTAGCCCAGATGGAGGCGCGCGCGGCCGGCGAGTGGATTTACATGCTTTCCAACGGGCGCGGCAAGGCCCGGATGGGGCGCGATGCGGGCGCGCGTCCCGTGAAAAGCTGGCGTTTGTTGTTTCTGACATCCGGCGAAATCGGGCTAGCCGATCACATGGCGACCGCGAACAAGCACGCGCGAGCGGGGCAGGAAACGCGGTTAGCGGAAATCCCCGCCGATGCGGGCGAGGGTTTCGGAATCTTCGAGAATTTGCACGGCTTCAAGAATGGCGCGCTCTTTGCTGCGGCTTTGACCGATGCGGCGGCGCTGTCTTACGGAACCCCATTGATCGCCTTTGTTGAGGCGCTGATTCGGCACCGTGCGGAACTGCCGGCGACGATTAAAAAGCTGCAACATCAATTCGTGACGGAGGCTCTAACCGGGATCGAGAACCCGGCGGGTCAGGTCCGGCGCGTGGCGGCCCGCTTCGGTCTGGTTGCCGTGGGCGGCGAGTTGGCGACATCCGAAGGAATCACGGGATGGGAGCCCGGCGAAGCGATCCAGGCGGCGGCCCGCTGTTTTAAGGATTGGATGGCGGCGCGCGGCGGGTCTGTCCCTGCTGAAGAACGGGATTTATTGGCTCAAGTTCGCTATTTCTTCGAGGCGCATGCAAACCGTTTTCGTTGGAAGGATCGCGTTCTTGATGACCACGCCCCCGAGGTTCCGCATCAAGCCGGATTTAAGGACACCCCGAACGGCAAGGAGAATGGGATTGTGTATCTTGCCTTCCCGGAAACCTTCAAGCGCGAAATCTGCGAAGGGTACGACGCGAAAGACGCGGCGCGCGTTCTGGTCCGGCACGGGATCTTAAAGCCCAGTGGCGACAAGCGGCCCAGCCGTAACGAACGCCTGCCCGGATACAAGAATCCACAACGGGTTTTCGTGTTCGCGTTCGATGGGGAGGGCGGCGAGTGATGGATTTGACCGCCCTAAGCCGCGTCTTTGAGCGACACCCAGCGGAGACCGAGCAACCCCCCGCGAAATCCCCGGAGCAACCCCAGGACAGCGCGGCGACCGCTGCCCCTTGTCACCCGACCGGAAGCCTCCCCGATTGGCAGGAAGCCAGCGAGGAACGCGCGGCGATCCTGAAACATGAAGCCGGCGCTTCGCTGGAAGCCGCGACCGCGACGGCGGCCGATTGGCACCCGAGCCCCAACGAAACCCGCGACGGCTGGCACGGCTACACCGTGGCGAATCTGCAAGCGGCGGCCGGCCCCGATTGGTCGGAGATCGCGAGCGATCCGGCGGCGCTTGATGCCCTGGCGTTCTTGCTCCTGGTGCGTGCCCAACGGCTTCGCGGCGATTGCCCGACGCACTACACCGCCCCCGCCTTGTGCGAGCACTGCGGCCCGGTCTGGATCTGGGAGGGCGGCCCGGCGCGGATGCTCGCCTGTCCCTGGTGCGAAGTCACCGCCCGAAAGATCGACATTCCACGCCCCGCTTTCCCGTGCGGGCGCTGTCGGGAGTTTGAGCCCAGCGCGTCTAGCCCGGCGGCTGGCGTGGGGCGCTGTCGCATCAAGGCACGGGCAAGCGAGCGCGGCGGGGCATTGTGGCCCGGCGTTGAACGGGTCTGCCGTGAATGGCGACCCAGTGAAGAGGATCCGTCATGACCACGCCTGAACTTGATTCAGCGAGCATCAAGCCCCGTATCCGTGCGGAGTCAGCAACGAAAAGCCCGGCGCCGAGCGGGGCGCGCGCGGTCTGTTTTCTTGCGCGCGAAACCGTCTATTCATCGGCCTACAGGAATGAAAAACTCTATGAACGCGATTGATCGTCTGAGATTTAGCAGCCCCGGCGCGAGTGAAAGCCTGACCGAGTACGCGGGCATGTTGCAGCGAATGGCGTACAGCATCCAGGGAGCCGGCGCCCTGGTCTGCAACCGCGACCACGCGGCCACGCATGAGGCGGGGCATACCGTGGTGCACTTCGCCCATGGTGACAGGATTCGTTCGGTCCGGGTCTTTGAGCGCGGCGGGGCATGGCTGGGGATGACCCGAGCCGGGAAACGCTGGCGGATGGACCCGGAGAGCGAACCGGCAAGCGACCTAAAGCAAGCGCGCATCTATCTTGCGGGTCCGCTGGCGGAATGGTTTTACACGAAATCCCCCGCCTTTGGCGCTGGGGTTGATGAAATCGCCTTAGCGCGCGTCATCGTTGAACAAGCGGCCCCCAAGCTCGGGGTTGATGACGAATGCTTGATGATGCAAACCATGATGCAAACCATGATGCAAACGTTCGAGACGATGGAGCGACACCGCCCGGCATTGGATGAGATCGCCCGGCGGTTGATGCGAAGACCGAAGCTGGAAGGGAAATCGGTAGAGGCGATCATGCGGGGTTATCGTTAGCTGTTCGCGTTATATATCATGGCGATGCGTGAATTTGTGCCCAGTGTGCCCAGTGTGCCCAGTGTTTTTTTCTGTGCTAGGAACAAAACAAATCCGTGCCCGGTGTGCCCACCGCCAGTGTGTGTGTTAATTTTTTATAATACACATAGTAATACAGGGTAATTCATGGGAACGGCTTATCTGCCCCTGTTTGCCGGTTTTTTGCCCTAGCCCAGAAAAAAACACTGGGCACACTGGGCACACTTTTATAAATCGTTCAGAAACAGTTTCTTGCAGCGTTTTTAGGTGTGCCCATCTATGGGCACAAGCTGGGCACAACTGGGCACGTGTACGGTTATCTCCTCTCTCTGTTGCGGCCCTTGACGCTGGCGCGGCCCAGCAATGGCGCGGGTCAGCCGGAATAACCGCCAAAATCGGCCGATAGCGCGCAAAGGAATTCCCTCCCTGCCGGCGAGCCGGACGGCGCCCGGCGTGATGTGCTTGTCAGTGGATACGGGGTTGTCTTTTGTTCGGGAGAAATGAAATTAAGTTCTTTCAGCCCAGCCGGAAGCCGTGGCCCTGGTCCAGGCCGGGAACCGTGGCCCTGGTCAGGATCCAGCCGGGAACCGTGGCCCTGGTCAGGATCCAGCCGGGAACCGTGGCCCTGGTCAGGATCCAACCGGGAACCGGAACCGTCCAGGGATCCAGCCCAACCGGAAGCCGTGGCCCTGGTCCAGGCCGGGAACCGTGGCCCTGGTCAAGATCCAGCCGGGAACCGAAGGCGTCCGGGGATCCAGCCCAGCCGGGAACCGGAGCCGTCCGGGTCCGGGTTGGCCTCGCTCGGGGAACCGAAGCCGTCCAGGGATCCAGCCCAGCCGGAAGCCGTGGCCCTGGTCAAGATCCAGCCGGGAACCGAAGCCGTCCGGGTCCGGGTTGGCCTCGCTCGGGGAACCGGAACCGTCCAGGGATCCAGCCCAACCGGAAGCCGTGGCCCTGGTCCAGGCCGGAAGCCGTGGCCCTGGTCAGGATCCAACCGGGAACCGGAGCCGTCCAGGGATCCAGCCCAGCCGGGAACCGGAGTCGTCCAGGGATCCAGCCGGGAACCGAAGCCGTCCAGGGATCCAGCCGGGAACCGAAGCCGTCCGGGGATCCAGCCCAGCCGGGAACCGAAGCCGTCCAGGGATCCAGCCCCGCCGGGAACCGTGGCCCTGGTCCAGGCCGGAAGCCGTGGCCCTGGTCAGGATCCAGCCGGGAACCGAAGCCGTCCGGGTCCGGGTTGGCCTCGCTCGGGGAACTGAAGCCGTTTAGGGATCCAGCCCAGCCGGAAGCCGTGGCGCTGGTCAAATACCCGGAATTCCGGGGATTAGAACAAACATCATGCTAGATCGCTTCTAGCCGTAAGCTAGAATTTTGCTAGAATGCTGCTAGACCTATGCTAGATATAAAGGCTTACTCAATGACTGAACAAATTGCTTTGCGGTTCCCTGACGGAACAAAAGACCGGATTCGGTCTTTCGCGAGATCCGGCGAGACGATGACCGCGGCCGTTCTTCGCGCGCTAGAGTGCCTTGCGATGACGGGAGATTCTCCCATCATGACGGCGCCTGATCTTGACTTGCGGCGAGAGGTTAGCGACTTGGCGGAGCGCGTGGCAATTCTTGAATCCCTAGCGGGGCGAACCAAAAACCCCGAGAGAGCGCAAACCGTGGAGCGAATCCAGCGCATGAGAGCGACCGGGATAAGCTGTCAAACGATTGCGGACGCGCTGAACCGCGAGGGAGTTCCAACCTTGTCCGGGCGCGGTCAGTGGCAACCTGGCACGGTTCAGAAATTGGCCCAGGGAGCCACCGATTCCCATGGATCCCCCGAGCAGGAAAGCGATTAGTGAGTGTGGGTTAGTAACTGTATTGGCACCTAAAGGATATGGATGATTGGCGCGATTTACGCCGATAAAACAGGAGGTTGATGCAGTTTGTCGAGGTTTTCGATTTTGCGCTTGAGTTGGCACTAATCGGCTTGGATTCAGTCGTTGCCTATCGGTTTTGCATTTAGTTTGGCGCTTTGCCGACACAGCTTAGCATCACATCATTCCACCCTTCCAGACGACCCGGCCCACGATTTCAAGTTGGTGGAGGCGGTCGCGCTCGATGAACTCCTCAGCATAGGCGACGTTGTCGGTGCCGAGCCGGACCCGGCCATCGGCCAGGCGTTGCAGGCGCTTGGCGCGCAGCTCGTGATCGATCTGTAAGACGTAGATGTAGCCACCCTCCGGCTCGCGCTTGGCGCGGTCGACCAGGAGGGCGTCGCCGTGGCGGATGGTGGGCTCCATCGAGTCGCCCACGGCCCGCACCACCGCCAGGTTGTCGGCCTGGATGCCGGTCTGGCGCAGCCAGTCGCGACGAAACGCCAACTGGGCGAGCACCGCCTCGCTTTCCACGAAGACCCCAGGCCCGGCGCTGACCGACACGTCGTACAGCGGCACCAGGGCAAATTCCTCCCAGATCCCCGCTGGAGCCGTTGGTTCCGGGCGCCTCTCGCGCGCCAGCATCGGCCCTTCGCCAGTAGCCAGCCAGTCCACCCACACTCCTGCCGCTTTGGCAATGGCGGCCAGCCGAAATGTCTTCGGCTCCGCATTCCCTGACAGATAGGTTTCCAGGCTTCGGCGAGGAATGCCCGTTTTCCTCGCCAGCTCATCGCCGCTTCCTGCTAGCTCCGCGCATTTCCTGATTCTTCCTGCCAGGGCCTCCAGCGTTTCGGGGTTCATGGGGAGAACCTCGAAACGAGGTGCGAAACCGTAAAAGCGTTTCGTATTTCATGTTTTTTGTTATGAATCATTTGCTTCCTCTTTTAAAACAAACTCCAGCCAAGTTAGAACAGCGAAACCAGAAAGCTGCGTTGCGTTTCGGGGTTACCTAGCAGGCTCTCGCTTTCTTTAAAGCAAGAAACCGCTTTACAGATAGCATCAACCTGCCATATGATTTTGTCATGAAACAGTTACTAGACCCCAAAAACCCCGCCGCCCATTGGGAACTGATCAAGGCCGCCCTCCGTGCGCGCGGATCTTCATTAAGCGCCATTGCTCGCGATCTTGGGCTGATGCGGCAGGCGGTGCACCACGTCCATCACAAGCGCTATCCCGCCGTGGAGGCGGCGATTGCGAAGGTGCTGGACGTGCAGCCGTCGGCCCTATGGCCGGATCGCTATCACGCGGATGGCCGCCCGATCCGCCAGCGGCCAACCGCGCCGATGGCGAAGCCTCAATTACGCCGCAAAGGAAACGTTATCGCTAGCGTCAGCGACGATAAAAGAGAGTCTTTGTGAAATCCTGGTACTCGGCATCGGAGTTGATTGGGCAGCCTGGCTTGCCGGGGACTGTTCAAAACGTGAACGCAAAAGCCGCCCGCGAAGGTTGGATCAAACGTCCCCGCGCTGGCCGTGGTGGCGGCAAGGAGTACGCCGTCGCCTCACTGCCTACCGTCACGCAGCGGCATCTTGCTGGCGATCCATCGGATTCGCTGCCGACGGATCAAGAGGAGGCGCCAGTTAGCCTCTGCCGCCTGCTACTTGGCGGGATGCTGGTCTGGATTGGCCTGAGGTTTTTGAGTGCCGCACAGGCTCTGCTCAATGAGGAGCGCACGTCATGAAATCCTGGTACTCGGTTGCGGAGTTAGCGGGCCTTCCTGGCTTGCCGCAGACAGAGCGGGCAATCCAGCTTCGAGCCAAGCGCGAAAACTGGAAACACCAACCCCGCCCCGGCCGTGGCGGCGGCAAGGAATACGCCCTCAAATCCCTCCCGAAAATCACCCAGGACCACCTGCTGCAAGTCGCCATCGCCCAGGTTCCAGCCCTGGCCGCGCCCGTCGTCGCGCCCCTTTCCGGCGACGTCACCCAATTGGTGCCCGTCAGCGCCCCCGACCATCTTCCCGCCGCCGGGAGCCTGGTCGCCGCCAACCCGACCGCGATCAGCGCCGACCCACTGGCGGACCGCCACTTAGCTACCAACCCCAACGCCCCCCGCGACGTCACCGAACTCAAAGACTGGCAGCGCCGGCGCATGGAAGCCCGGCTCGCCCTGCTGCAAGAGATCGACCGCCTCGGCACCGTGCTCGGGCTCGAAAAATCCATCAAGACCCTGGTCAACCAAGCCGATCTGGGCCAACTGCCCCCCGAACTTGCCGCCATGTTGGGCGTCGCCAACGCCAAGAGCGGCGGCGCGGACGGGGAGCGCACCCTCTCGCGCCGCACCCTCTATCGCTGGCTCGCCGACCGCGCCCAGGGCTATCTCGCCCTCGCCCCCAAATCCACCGAGCGCCAGCGCGTCCCCGCCTGGGCGCCGGCGCTGCTCCAGCTCTACCAGCGTCCCACCAAGCCCAGCCTCGCCTGGGCGCTGGGCGAACTGCCCCAGCACCTGCCCGAGGGCACCGCCGCCCCCAGCTACTGGGCCGCCAGCCGCTTCCTCAAAAAACTCGGCAGCGTCGAGCGCGAACGCGGCCGGCTCGGCACCCGCGACCTGCGCAACCTCCAGCCCTTCCGGCGGCGCTCCACCCGCGAGATGTGGCCCGGCGACGTCTACACCATGGACGGCCACACCTTCGACGCCGAAATCCGGCATCCCGTCCACGGCCGCCCGTTCCGTCCCGAGATCACCTCCTGTCTCGATGTCTGCACGCGCCGCTCGGTCGGCTGGTCGATCGCCCTGGCCGAAAGCGGTTGGGCCGTCCTCGACGCCCTGCGTCACGCCTGTCTGGTGGGCGGCATTCCCGCCATCTTCTATGTCGACAACGGCTCGGGCTACTGCAACGCCCTCATGGACGACGCCGCCGTCGGGTTGCTGGCGCGACTCAGTATCACCAAGGCGACCTCCATTCCTTATAACAGCCAGGCGCGCGGCATCATCGAGCGCAGCCACCAAAGCCTGTGGATCCGCGCCGCCAAAACCCTGCCCACCTACCTGGGCGACGCGATGGACAAGCAGGCCCGCGACAAAGTCTACAGGCTCACCCGCAAGGACATCCGCGAGCAGGGCGCGAGCCCCTTGCTCATGCCCTGGCGCGAGTTTCTCGGCTGGGCCGAGGCCAACGCACGGGCCTACAACGCCCGTCCCCATCGCGGCCTGCCCAAGATCCACGACGCGCAGACCGGCAAGGTTCGCCACCAAAGCCCCGACGAAGCCTGGGCCGCCGCCATCGCCGAGGGTTGGGAGCCGGCCACCGTGCTGCCCGATGAGGCCAACGACCTGTTCCGCCCCTATCAGGTCCGCAAGACCACGCGCGGCGAGGTCTCCCTGTTCGGCAACACCTATTTCAGCACGTTGCTGGCCGAGCACACCGGCGACCTGGTGCAGGTGGGCTACGACATCCACGACGCCGACCGCGTCTGGGTGCGCGACCGCAATCATCGCCTGATCTGCGTCGCCGACTTCGAGGCCAACAAATCCAGCTATTTCCCCGTCACCGCCATCGACGAGGCCGCCGCGCGCCGCGCCAAAGGCCGCTTGAGCCGGTTGGACCGCCAGATCGACGAGATCGAAGCCGAGCACGCCGGGCTCACCGGCGCCCGCCTGCCCCAACCGGCCCCCGCGACCGCCGAGGAAGAAGCGGCGACCGCCGAGATGCTGGAGCGCGCCCGGCAGTGGCAGGCCGACGACGAAGCCCTGGCGCAGGCGGAAGAACTGGCCCAGCAGGAGGCCACGCAACAGGCGCTGGCGCGGCTGGAGACACCCTCGCCCCAACCCCTCTCCCAGGGGGAGAGGGGCTTATCCGACAGCCCGGCCAGCATCGCCCGGCCGGACTTTCAGACCGATTACGACCTCTGGCTGTGGATGGACGCCCATCCCGAGGCCGCCACCGAGCAGGACCGTTTGTATCTGGAACAGGCGCTGGCCGACTCGCCCGCGTTACAGATTCAGATCGAAGCGGAGCAGGACCAGCGGGCGCGTCGTCGCCGCTGACCGGTTAACCCGTAGGGGCGAATTCATTCGCCCCGTGGCCCATGGCAAGCCGGGGCGAATGAATTCGCCCCTACGGGCAAAAAAAAGGCCGCCCGAGCGGGGCGGCCAAGAAAAAACACATCAACTTTAACTATAGCAGAATTGTCAATGAAAAAAGTGTTCGCCATCACATCCAACGCCAAACGGTTCCTCGGCGGCATGACCGCGCTGGAAAAGCGCGGCGCCCGCGAAGCCTGCTGGCTCTCGCTCAACGGCCCGGCGGGGCTCGGCAAATCGCTGCTGGTGCAGTGGTATGCCGGCAAAAACGACGGCGTCTATCTGCGCGCCAAGACCACCTGGACCAGCCGCTCCGCGCTGGCCGAGCTGGTCACCGAACTGGGTTCCTCGCCCGCGCGCCGGCAGGACGAACTCTTCGCCCAAGCCCTGGGCACCCTCGGGCGCGATCCCCGGCTCGTCATCATCGACGAGGTCGAGCATTGCCTGCACGACATCAAGGTGCTCGAAACCTTCCGCGACCTCTCCGACCTGTGCGAGTGCCCCATCGTCATCGTCGGCATGGAAGCGGTCAAGACCAAGATCCAGCGGTACGAGCAGATTTCGAGCCGCATCACCCAGGTGGTCGATTTCCTGCCCGCCTCGTTGGAGGACGTGCGGATCATGGCCGAAACCCTCACCGAGCTGCGCTATGCGGACGATCTGATCGCCAAGATTCAGAGCGAAAGCGAGGGCCGGTATCGGCTGATCATGGATGCCCTGGCGGAGGTCGAGCGGACGGCCAAGCGCAACGGCTGGGCCGAGGTCAACGCCAGCCAGTTCCCCGCGCGGCTCACCCACGATTGGCGTCTGCGCACCCGGCGCGGCGGGGTCAAGGGCGAGCCGGGCAGCAAGGCGCTGGCCGAGGGGGCAGCGTGATGCGGTCCTCGACGTTGCTTCTGAAGCTGATCGGCGAGGCGGGCGAGGAGGGGGCCACGCTGGAGGCGTTGGATCAGGCCATTGACGGCCTATCCCGCAAAGCCATCGTCATGGCGACTGGCGTGCTCGCGCAGCGCGGGCTGCTGGAGCGCCGCGCCCCTGGACATTACCGGCTGACAGCAGCCGGACGGCTCGCGCTGGAGGCGGGCATCGCGATCAAGCCCGGCCCGCGCGGCACGCATGCGACCGCGATCCAGGCCCGCAGTCTGCGCGCCAAGCTTTGGCGCGCGATGCGGGCGCTCAACAAGTTCGGCATCGACGATCTGTTGTTGCGCGGCGCCAATGGCGACGAAGCGGACGCCCGCAACAATGCGGGCAAGTACGTCAACGTGCTGGAGCGCGCCGGCTACCTCATCCGTCTCAAGCACCGCCTCCCCGGCGACGCCCCGACCTCGCCCGGCTTCGTGCGTTGGCTACTGGTCCACAACACCGGCCCCAAAGCCCCGATCTGGCAGGCGGGCAAGCGCCAACTGCACGACCCCAACACCGGCAAAACCTTCGCGCTCGACGCCAACGCCGGCACCGACGCCCAACCGCAACCCACGTTAGAGGCCGCCCATGGATAACGTCACCGACGACGCCCTGGCCCTGCTCCACGCCGAAGTGGCGCGCACCGACACCGTGCGCACCGCCGAGCGCCTGGGCGTCAGCCGCACCGCCGTCAGCCTGCTGATCAACGGCAAATACACCGCCGACCCGACCCGCATGTACGCCCTGATCGGCGACGTGCTCGGCGGTCTGCACTGCCCGCACCTCGACGCCGACCTCAGCCGCGACGCCTGCCGGCGCTGGCACGGTCGCGCCACCCCGCCGGCCCAATCCGCCGCCGCCGTCGCCCACTGGCGCGCGTGCCAGCAATGCCCGCACAACCCGCTGGCCGACCGGGAGGCCCAGCCATGAGCGACGCCAACACGCACGCCGATCTCCTCGCGCTCGGGTTGATCGTGCGCGAGTGCCCCTGGCCGCTGGCCGATGTCTGTCCGGCGCCGCGCTATCCGTTCTGGCAGGTCGACGACGATGTGACCGGCGTGCCGGTCGCCTTCGGCAGCGACCGCGACGCCGCCACCGCCAACGCCCTGCGCCGGCTCGCCCATCTCGCCGCCCGTCGCAAACTGACCGTCCTGCAACTGCTCGATCAACTGAGGAGCGACCGTCATCATGCCTAGCCGCCAACCCACGGCCCAGCAATTCGACCTCATCCGCACGCTGGCCGTCGCCGGCGAACTCGCCCGGCGCGGCTGTCGGGTGCTCGACGCCCAGGTGCTGCCGCATCCGCGCGTGCGCATCAGCGCGCCCCCGCCTGGCCTGCTGCCGACCTTTGGTTTTCTGCCCCCGCCGCCCGGCGTGTGCCGCGTCCCGGTGCTGTGTGTCGCCCACCGATGGCGCACCCGCATCGAGTGGTTCGCCACGGAGGGCAACCAATGAGCAAGCGCGGCTTTGAAAGGAAGACCCGCGCGGCGCCGGGGGAACGACGCCCCGTCGCTGGCCAGCCCTACCGCCAGACCCCCGAGCAGCAAGCGCGCGACTGGGAGCCGCGCGATCCCGTGGGCTACACGCCGCGCGCGCTCGATCTCAAGGTGCTCGCGGCCAGCCCGACCGACCGGCACCCGACGCGCCCGGCGGTCAACCTCGATCCCCTGGACGCCCGGCGGGCTCGGGTCCGCGGCCAGCGCCAGGGCCGCGCCACGCAAGCGGCCACGGCGGCGGTTGCGCCCCGTCCTCGCCAGCCCGCGCGCGCGCCCCGCACGCCCAACGTCACCAAGCGCCTGCTCGCCGTCCTGCAAAGCGACCCGGCGCGCGCCTGGAGCGTCTTCGAGCTGCGCGCGCAGGTCGCCTTCTCGCCCTCGTCCACCGTGTCCTCGCTCCTGCGGCGCTACGTGCGCGACGGACGGGTCGCGTCCATTCCGTCCGAGCGCGGCCCGCACGGCTTCGGCGGCAAACGCTACCGCTGGACAGGGGAGGGCGCATGAGCCTCTCCGGCACCTGCCCCGAGTGCGGTTGCCGCGCCGACCTGGCGGTCTTCGCCAGTGCCGGCGAGGTCAACCGCGCCCTGGCCGCCGCGCTGGAGATTCCCGCCCCCCTCGGGGGGCGGGTGCTGCGCTATCTGCGTCTGTTCAGCCCGCCGCGCAAGGCGCTCGCCACGGGCAAGGCGGTGCGCCTGCTCACCGAGTTATCCCAGGCCATCGGTCGCGCCGAAATCGACCGCAAAGGCAGCGTCTGGTCCGCCCCCCTGCCGGTCTGGGAAGCGGCGCTCGATGCCATCCTCGCCACGCCCCCCGAGCGCCTGCCGCTCAACGGTCACGGCTATCTCTTCGAGACCGTCGCCAACCTCGCCGCCAAGCACGCGGGGCGCGCCGAGGCGGCACGCTTGGCGCACGCGCGCGGCGACACTCCGATCGGGCGTCAGGCGCCGTCCGCCCACGGCGCGCGCGACCCCGACCCCATCCAGGAGATCGTCAACGACCTGCGCGCCCTAAAAACCCTCGAAGCCTACAACCCCGGCCAGCACACGGCCGAGATCGCCGGCCTGCAACAGCGGCTCGCCGCCGTGCGGGTCAACCCCAACCCGGAGACCCCATGACCGACATCCTCCTTGCCTTGCTGATTGGCGCCCAGCTTGGCGCCATCGCCGCCGTTTCCGCCCTCGCGCTGTGCCGCGTCGCCAGCGCGGGCGACGGGCGCCGCCACGACGACCCCCGACCCACCATCCAGGAGACCCGTCCCCATGATTGATGACGCGCAAGTCGACCTCTACGCCCACGCCAAGCCCTTCGGCGCCGCTTCCTTCGACTCCGCTTCCTTCGACTCCGCTTCCTTCGACTCCGCTCAGGACAAGCCATTCGGCGCTGCCTATCGCCATCCCGGCGACGCCAGGACGCCCAACCTCCTGGGCCTGCGCGACGCCTACCTGAGCGCCGTCGAATGCCGTCGCGCCCACGTCCTCAGCCTCTGCGACCGTCTCAACGCGCTCGCGAACGATGCCGGTCCCAGCCTCCAGGAAGCCCTGGAAGCCGAACAGGACTGTCTCGACGATCTGCTCGAAGCCACCCTCGCGCGTTTCGAGTACCTCACCAACCGTCCGGGGGGCGCATGAACGCGACCGCGCCAGCCCGGACAGACAACGCCACCTCAACCAACCCGGAGACCGCTATGACCGAACTGCCAACCGCCCCGCCCCCCGGCTATCTCGAAGACGCCCAGGGCCGCCTGGTGCCCGAAAAAATGGTCCGCCCCCACGAACTCCAGCGCGACGCCCTGGTGCGCGACCTGGTCGGACGCATCGCCGGCGCCCGCGATCAAATGGCCCTCCTCAAGCGCGACCTGCTCGCCGACATCGCCGCCCACATCCAACTGGTCGCCGAAGCCTATGACGTGCGCATCACCGGCACCAACGGCAACGTCAGCCTCGCCAGCTACGACGGGCGGCTCAAGGTGGAGCGCGACATCGCCGAGCGCGTCCAGATCGGCGAACAGATCCAGGCCGCCGAGGCGCTCATCCGCGAGATCCTCGACGAGATCGCCGACCCCACCGCCAAGGCCATCGTCGATCGGGCGTTCCGGCGCAACCGCAAGACCGGCGAGCTGTCCCCGGCGCGCCTGATCGACCTGATCAGCGTCCAGCTCGACGACGAACGCTGGGAGCGCGCCGTGGCCGCCATCCGCGACGCCATCCAGACGGTCGGCACCGTCACCTACTTCCGCGCCTATCGGCGGGATCAGCCCGACCAACCCTGGCAGATGATCCCGCTGGATTTCTCAGCCATTGCCCCGGCGCCGCCGTCCAGCGACGCCCCTGCCCACGACCTCGCCGCCTAACCTGGAGTCCGCCATGACCGCAAACACCCCGACCCCGCTCCTGACCCAAGCCGAACTGATCGACGCCATCGCCGACTACACCGGCCAACCCAAGGCCCTGGTGCGCGACGTCTTCGCCGGGCTCTTTCTGGCGGCCCGCTACGCCTTGAACAGCGGCCGGCGCGTGCGTCTGCCCGAACTCGGCACCCTCGTGCCCAAGGCGGTTCCCGCGCGCACCGGCACCGTCAACGGCGTGCCCTACGCCACGCCCGCCGGCGTGCGCGTGGGCTTTCGTGCCAGCCAGGCGCTCAAGCAGGCCCTCGCCCCGCGCCTGACGGCAGCCCCCGAGCCGTCCTCGGCGGTTGCCCCGCTCGCCCCGGAGGACGCCCCATGGCCCGCAGGTCTTCGGCGGCCTGTTCGGGTTCCCCCGCTCGCCCCGGAGGACGCGCCATGAGCATCGGTCACCCCAAGCCCGATCCGCGCGAACGGCGCCAGATCGACGCCGCCCTCATCCGCGAGTGCGCCTACGCCAGCGTCGCCCAGCAACTGCGCCGCGGCCAGATCGGCGGCCCCGAGGCCGTCATCGCCCTGCGTCATGCCTACCATCGCGCCGAGCGTCACGCCCGCGCGTTGGAGACGGTCGCGCAAGCCGCTTAAGCGTCTTTGACGTCCTTGGTGTCCCTGGAGTCCTTCAGGGCTTCTCAGGACACCAAGGACAAAGGACTTCAAAGACATCAAGGACATCAAGGACAACCGCGAAACCCGCCCCCGGCGGGTCTGCCCGGCGTGGCGGCCAGGCACTGACGAGCAGCCAGACACCCAGACAGGAATCGCCCATGCACAACGACCTTGCCAAAATCCACATCGCCAAACAGGCCCTCGGGCTCGACGACGCCACCTATCGCGCCATGCTCCAGCGCATCGGCGGCGTCGACTCCTCCGCCCAGCTCGACCCGGTCGGACGGCGCGCCCTGCTGGCCGAATTCCGTGCCGCCGGCTGGAAACCCACGCCCGGCAAGGCCGCCAACGCCCGCGCGCTCGCCAGCGACCCCCAGTCGCGGATGATCCGCGCCCTCTGGCTGCGCCTGCACCAGGCCGGCAAGGTCCGCGACCCCAGCGAAAAGAGCCTCGCCCAGTACGTCAAACGGCAAACCCGCATCGACCGCCTCGACTGGCTCAGCGCCGCCCAAGCCCGCCGGGTCATCGAGGCCCTCAAAGGCTGGGCCGCGCGCGTCGGCGTGACGCTGGAGGACGCATGACCACTCCCGCCGACCTCAGCGCCGCCGCCCAACGGCCCCACGCCCTGCGCGTCGACCTCGCCGACCTCCCGCGCGACCTGCGCGAGATCGCCGACCTCATCGGCCTGCCGGGCGCGCTCGACCTCGTCGACACCTGGGGCGGCGTGCGCCTCTACCTCCCGCTCGCGCACCACCTCCCGGACCATCACGCGCTCGTCGCCCGCCTCGGACGCGACGCCGCCGAGCGTCTGTGCGAACGCTTCGGCGGCGCCGACCTCGCCATTCCGCGCGCGCTCGCCGCCCTGCGCGCCGCGCGCGACCGCCTGATCTGTCACGAACACGCCCACGGCAGCCCCGCCCGCGCGCTCGCCTTGCGCTATCGCCTCAGCGAGCGGCGCGTCTGGGAGATCCTCGCCGGCGCCGATGCCCGCGACGCCGCCGCCTTCGCCGCGCGGCAGATGCCGCTGTTTTAATCCTGGAAAAAACATGGATATTGACGAGCCCCGCGCCATCATCCGCGACGCCTGTCGTGGTCTCAGTAGAGCCGAACTGATCGAGGTCGTTGACTGCCTGGAGGCCGACTGCCGGTTCGTATCTCACATCTCCTTGCGGCAGGTAGTCCACAAGGTACGAAGAAACACCCTGGTCCGTCGCTACCAGATCGCACTGAATGATTACGACCTCCTGGACTTCCGCTTCCCGGAAGATCCCGTCGAGCCTGCCGCGGTGCTCGCTTATTTAGAGTCCGTGAGGGCAAAGGATGCCAAGTGGAAGCACGTCGAGCGACTCCGCGACAAGATCATGGCGACCTTCAAGACGTAGCCCGGCAGACGAAAACGACGGGGCTTCACGCGCCGAGGCCGATGAAGCCCGGCACGCATCGCATCCCGACGGGCTACTGCCTGGACAACTTGTGCGCTCTGGACCGGAGTTGTTTTAAATTGGCGGCCGTCGCCTTGAAATGCTCGATCTGACGCAGCACCAGGTCGATGTCCACCTCCCGGAACTCGCGGCGGAACTGTTCGGGGTTGACCAGGTAGTGCTCGGCCAGATTCTCGTTCGGCGCCACCCCCTCGACCGCCCGGCGCAGCGCCCAGTAATAGGCTTCCAACTCCTGGAGATAGGGCTCCAGGCGTTCCTTGCGATAAATAGCCATGAGGACTCCGCAATCATGATCATGACGACACAGACCAACCAGGACCAGTGTGCCGGCGCACGCATCGCGGCGCTGCTGCCGATCATGGACGAACGCTATGCCCGCCTCAAGGGCACGCTCTCCCAGGCCGCCGCCGGTGCCGACATCCCCGACTGGCGGCTCGACCTGGAGCGCGCCGATCTGGCGACGGTGCTGGAGGTCATGACCCCGCCCCCGGCAGACGATGACGACGAGGAGTAGTGGAAGGGACAAGGGGCAAGCCTGTCCTGAGCCGGGTCGAAGGAAGCGGAGTCGAAGGGGAGCAAGGTTTCCTGAAGCCGTTCGTGGTGAGCCGGTCGAACCATGAACGGCTTCACGCGCCGAGGCCGATGAAGGCCCGGAGCGTGGGGGCGAGCGGACGCTTGGAGAGGGGAGGGGTACGTCAAAAACGTACCCCATCAATTTTGAGTTGGCTGATGACATCGACAAAAACGGCGGCCCCAAGTGGAGCCATCAGATCTGTAGGATGGGTAGAACGGCCATGGCACAGCGTGGCAGGATGAGCGCCGCGCTCGCTGGGCCGTGAAACCCATCGGGCCACGGCGTTGGCAGGAACTAAGTGACCACTCACGGGGAGCCGGTATGACACAAGGCTGGAAAAACTGTCCGACGTGCGGTTACCAATGGCTGCCTGCTGATGACGTGCAAGATCTGCAATGCCCAACCTGCCGAGCGGCAGGCGTGAAGATTCGGGCAGGATCTGATGCGCGTGCGCCAAGCAACAGTCCATTCGCTCGCTTCAAGCTTTGGTATCTGCTGGTTGCCATCGTGTTGATCGCGGGGTTCTATTTCGGGTGGGAAAAATGGACCGCAATAAAAAAGCAACAGGATCTCGATGACGCGGCGCAGAACCTTTCTCAGGCAATCGAGGCCGCGCAGGCTGTGATTGATAAAGAAATCGAGACCCTTGATGAGGAAATTCGTGCGGGGCGTGAGCGGCTGAAAGCTGCTATGCAAGCGGAAGCGGAAGACCGGCGCATGTTACGCGAACTAGAGCGCGATAATTTTGAAAGAAAAATCCGCGAGATTGATCGCAATTCTCAAATGAGGCAGTGAAAAGGAGTACGCACATGAAGCGGTCTATCGTAGCGCTGGTTGGGATGATCGTGGTGGGGACAACTCAGGGGGCGGGCGTTTATCGCTGCACCAGCGCGGCTGGCGAAGTGATTTACTCGGATGCCGTGTGCATGGATAGGCCGGATCGTGCAGCCGTCGCAATCGACCCGCCGTCGAGTGACTTACGCGGCTATCCGATAAGCGACATGCGCAACATAGTCGTAGGGATTGACGCAAACCAGCCTGGAGCCGCCCTCATGGTGAGCGAAGGAACTTGGATGGTTCATGGCGATAACTGGCAAGTTGCCAGCCAATACTCCAAGGTCCATTGCATCAAGCTTCATCCCGGCGATTACAGTCTCCAGGCAGCTTGTATGCGCAATGCCGCAAGGGGGTTTGACGAGTTGCGCGGAAACTACGACATGCCGCCCCAGATAGCCCAGCAAGCCAAAATCCATTGCATTCGGATGCACCCAGAAGATTTCTCGATCCAGGCGGCCTGCATGCGCAACCAGTCTCGCGGCTATCGCGACATGCGATGACGAAAAGCTTGCCCGTCCGTGCCAAATCAGCCGCCAAGGAGGGCGGGTAAAAACCTTGACCGCCAGCGGGGAACGTGGTTATCTATCGCTGTCGCGCCACCTGCGCGACCGGGATTGACAGCCCGGAATCCTAAGGCGCGTAGTGCCACCAGCGTCAGGCGCATTTTTTGTGCCCGCACGTTTATGGTGGGCTGTGCGAGGAAGCCGCAAGGCTTGCCGGTTCCTTGGGTCCGGTCTGTCAACCTCGCACGGTCCGCCGCCATTCTGATTGACAGCAGACGGCGGACTCCTGACCAAACCCAAGGAGCCTGTTATGTCCGACCTGATCCTGCTCCCCGCGAGCGCCATCACCCTCAAAGACGGCCAGCCCGTCACCACCAGCCTGATCGTCGCCGAGACCTTCGGCAAGCAGCACTTCCATGTCCTGCGCGACATCGACGCCCTCGACTGCTCCCCGGAATTTGCCAAATCCAATTTTGGATGCGCTGATTTCATTGACAAAAACGGCGATCCCCGGCGCATGTTCGAGATCACCCGCAACGGCTTCATGTTCCTCACCATGGGCTATCGCGGCCCCAAGCCGGCGCGCATCAAGGAGGCTTACATCGCCCGTTTCGACGCGATGGACGCGCAACTGCGCCAGATCCCGACCGGCGTCGGTGAAAAGACCATCGGCCTGTCCCGCTATGCCGAGCTGCTGGAAGCGGAAAACGCCCTGCTCAGGCAGCGCCTGCCTGCCCCCCTTGTCTCGGTTGCCCCATCTGCCCCGGTCAAACCCGGCCCGCGCCTCGTCACCCCCGAGGAGGCGGCCGAGATCGTCGACCGCTTCACCGCCGGGGAATCACGTTACGCCATCGGCAAAGCGCTCGGGCGCAACTCCAAGACCATCAACCGCATCCTTGCCCGCGCCAACGCCGACCACGCGCCGCAGATGGCGCTGCGTCTCCTGGAGGGAAAATCATGACCAACCACAGCCTCCAACTCGCCCACGCCGCCGCCGACAACGCCGTTGCCCGCGCGCGCCACGAGGTCGCCCAACTGCGCGACCGACTCACCGCCGCGCAACGCCGCCTGCGTGCCGCCGAGCGCACCCGCGACGCGGCCCGTCTCAACTGGCTGGCGGTACGCGATGCGTACCCTACTTGGGCGGTGGCCGACCCCGTCGGCACCATTGACGCCGCCCCGTCCGGAGCGGTTCAATTGACACCTCGCACCAACACGGCCTGGGAGGGCGCGTCATGCAATTAATGATCGATTTGGGTCAGAGCCCGCGCCTCATCGACGATCTGGGCATCATCGCCGATTGTTATGCGGCGGTGGATGACCTGCTGACCGGCGTGCATATCCAGGAACGCGAGCGCGAACGCATCGCCACCCTGCTCAACGTCCTCGGCACGCTCCAGCGCGGGGCCATCGATCATCTGCGCCAGACCGGCACCGAGCGGCTGGCGGCGGTGGAGGAGGGGTTGCGCGTCTGCGTCTGCGCCTGATCGCGCTCGGCGCGTGAAGCCGTTCGTGGTTCGACCCTTCGACAGGCTCAGGATTCACCACGAACGGCTTCAAAGGAGCTTACCCCTTGCTCCTTGCTCCTTGCCCCTTGCCCCTGACAACCGCCCCCACTGAACCCCCGCAGCCTCCCAGCGCGGGGGTTTTTTTTGGACACTGACGGCTCCCGACCAGGAGCCGCCGCCCATGACCGATCATTCCTCCACCGATCCCTCGGCTGATTTTCAGGACGCGCTCGCCTGGGGCGCGCACGTCTCGCCCGCCTTCCGCCAGCGCGTCGCGCGGCTCTGCCGCAACCTCGGCTGGCCGCCGCCGTTCGCCTCGCTGCTCATGACCTGCATGAAATTCGAGAGCGGCAATTTCTCCCCTCGCGCCAAAAACCCCGCCAGCAGCGCCACCGGGCTGATCCAGTTCATGGCCTCCACCGCCGTCATGCTCGGCACCAGCACCGCCGCCCTCGCGCGGATGAGTGCGCTCGAACAGCTCGATTACGTCGAGAAATACTTTCGCCCGTTGGCTCCGCGCGTGCGCACGCTTGAGGATATGTATCTCGCCATCCTCTGGCCCAAGGGAATCGGCAAGCCCTTGGCCTGGGTGCTGTGGGCAACCGGCACGCGCGCTTACGCCGCCAATCGCGCGCTCGACCGCAACCGCGACGGGCGCGTGACCAAGGCAGAGGCGACCGAGCACCTGCTCCCCCTGTTGCGCAAAGGTTTGCGCCCGGAGAACGCCTGGATACCGGGAAAAACCCCCCCGGGGCCGCGCCGATGAGCGCCTCCGTCGACCGGGCGGACGCGCCCGCCCCCAAACCCTGGTGGCAAAGCCGCACCATCGTGGCCATTGGCGTCAGCCTGGCCGCCAAATTGGCGCTGCTGGCCGGCGTCGAGATCGAGGTTCAGGATGTCACGGAAATCGCCTTGTTGGTCCTGGCGCTGGTCGCCGACATCGGCGGGATCTGGGGCCGCAACCGCGCCCGCCGCCCGATCCGCTGGCGCGCGCCTGCCCCGGTGCCTGCTGACGCTGACGCTCCTGCTCGCGAGCGGATGCACGGCCATCCCCTGGAGCAACTGTCGCCCGACCCTGGACGGCCTGCCGCGCGCGATTGGTTCAGTCCGCGCGGCCCCTTCGATGACCAACATTGACCTGACCGCGCTACGCCCCGGCGTGCGCTGTCCCTGGTAGGGGCGAATTCATTCGCCCCGGTCACGCCAAATGCCATCGCGGGCGAATGAATTCGCCCCTACTGGAGCTGATATGAATGCCGTCTGGATCAACCTCATCGCGGCCATCCTCCGCCGCTTGTTCGATACCGCGCTCTGGCAGCATCTGCTGACCCTGATCCTGGCCGCTGACGCCAGCGATCTGCCCGGCGCCGAGAAGCGCCAATGGGTGCTGAATCAATTGCACGCCCTGCCGGAGTCGTATCGGCAGGCGCTGGCGTCGGTCGCGCCCTGGCTGCTGAATCTGGCGCTGGAGGCCATCGTCGCGTCGTTGCGGGCGAAGGCATCATGAACCCGCGCCCCATCGACCAACTCATCATCCACTGCTCGGACTCGCGCAACGGGCGCTGGATCGACGCCGAGAGCATCGACCACTGGCATGCCGAGCGCGGCTTCCTGCGCGCGCCCGAAGCCGTCGCCGCCCATGAACCCACGCTCCGCCATCTCGGCCACCACTGGCTCATCTATACCAACGGCAGCCTGCGCCCCGGCCGCCATCCCGACGAACCCGGCGCACCGCGCGCCGCGCGCGGCCATCAGGCGCTCAACCTCTGCCTGATCGGGCGCGACGCCTTCACCCCGGCGCAGTGGACCAGTCTGGCCGTGCTGGTGGACCGACTGCTCGCCGCCTATCCCCAGGCGCGCGTGCTCGGTCACCGCGACAGCGCGCCCGAGGGCTGGTGCGAGAGCGAGGGCGTGCGGCGGCGCTGTCCGCGCATCCAGACTTGCCCCGGCTTCGACGTTGCCGCCTGGCTGGCCGGCGGGCGCATCGCGCTGCCCGACCATCTGTTGATCCCGCGCGAGGACTGCTGCTGATGACCAACGACCACCTGCTCCTGCTCGGCGAGATCAAGGGCCGCCTGGACCACATCCAGAACGATCAAGTCGTCCTGATTCGCAAGATCGACGCCATCGACGGGCGTCTGCGCACGGTCGAGACGCGCTCGGCGATCAACGGCGCGGTCACCGGCGGCGTCATGGCCGTCGGCATCGCCTTGATCAAGAGCGCGCTCACCGGAGCCTAGCGAGCGATGAAATGCGCCCCCGAGGCCCGCAAGCGGGCGCGCGACGCCTATGTGCATGAGCGCCAGACCCTCCTGGGCGCCGCCCAGGCGGCCGGGATCAGCCTCGGCACCGCCAACCGCTGGAAGAAAGCCGACAGCGGCACCAGCAAGGATTGGGACAAGGCGCGCGCCGCCGCCTCGCTCAGCGGCGACGGCCTGCAAGCGGTCGCCATGGCGGTGCTGGAGGACTACCTGTTGCAACATCAGGCGACGCTGGCCGCGCTGCGCGATCCCGCCACCGAGATCGGCCCCTTGCAGCGTGCCGAGGTGTTGAGCCGGCTCACCGACTCCTTCCATAAGGCGATGGCCGCTCACGCCAAGCTCAGCCCCGAACTCTCGCGCCTGGCGATCGCCATGGAGGTGATGCAGCGCATGGCCAACTTCGTGCGCGCGCGCTATCCCCAGCACACCAACGCCTTTCTCGACATCCTGGAGCCCTTCGGCGAAACCTTGGGAGACGCCTATGGATAGCCACGCACCGCCCCCGCCCGCGCGTCGATGACCAAGCTCAGCGCCCGCCAGTTTCAACGCGACCTCGGCGACTTCGCCGCCGAGCTGCGCCGCAAGATCGAAGCCGAGTGCGACGGCTTCGTCCTCGACCCCGCCGCCAGCGTCGCGCGCCGCGCGCGCGCGCACGCGGACTTCGGGTTTTTCTGCGCGACCTACTTCCCGCACTATCTCAAGCACGCCCCGTCCAGCCTGCACCAATATCTGTTCGCCCGGCTGCCGGCGCTGGTCAACGATCCGCGCTCCCAGACCGACGCCATCGCCGCCCCGCGCGGCGAGGCCAAATCGACCCTGGTTAGCCTGCTGTTCGTGCTCTGGTGCGACCTGACCGCGCGCAAGCACTACATCGTGCTGGTGATGGACGCCTTCGAGCAGGCCGCCGTGCAGCTCGAATCCGTCAAAGCGGAATACGAATATAACCCGCGCCTGTCCGCCGATTTCCCCGCCGGCGTGGGGCGCGGGCGGGTGTGGCAGAACGGCGTCATCGTCACCCCGCGCGGCTGCAAGATCGAGGTCTTCGGCTCCGGCAAGCGCATTCGCGGGCGTCGCCATGGCCCCCACCGCCCGGATCTGGTGATCGGCGACGATCTGGAAAACGACGAGAACGTGCGCAGCCCCGAGCAGCGCGACAAGCTCCAGTCGTGGCTGACCAAATCGGTCATGAAGCTCGGCGGCGCCGGGGTCAAGCTGGACGTGCTCATCGTCGGCACCATCCTGCACTACGACTCGGTGCTCGCGCGCCTGCTGGAAAACCCGCTGTGGCGCGGGCGGCGCTTCAAGGCGCTGCTGCGCTGGCCCGACCGCATGGATCTGTGGGACCGCTGGGAGATCGTCTACCGTCAGGAGGGAGACGCGGCCGCCCAGCGGTTTTATGACCAGAACGCGACCGCCATGCAGACCGGCGCCGAGGTGAGCTGGCCGGCCGGGCGTCCGCTGTATGACCTGATGATCCTGCGCGCGCGCGACGGCCACGCCAGTTTCGACAGCGAGTTACAGAACGATCCGATTAACGCCGAGAGCGCGTTATTTGGCACCGTCACCTTTTGGGTCGACCGCCGCGACGACTGGCTGTTCTATGGCGCCTGCGACCCCTCGCTCGGCAAGACCGGCGCCTCGCGCGACCCCAGCGCCATCCTCATCGGCGGGTACTGTCGCGCGACCGGCATCCTCGACGTGGTCGAGGCCAGCATCCGCAAGCGCCTGCCGGACCGCATCATCGAAGACATCATCGCCCTGCACCGCGAGTATCGCTGTCTGGTGTGGGGCATCGAGTCGGTGCAGTTCCAGGAGTTCCTGCGCACCGAGCTGATCAAGCGCAGCGCCCAAGCCGGCTGTCCGGTCCCCGCGCGCGCCATCCTGCCGCATGCCGACAAATTGCTGCGGATCGAAAGTCTGCAACCGCATGTCGTCAACGGCCTGATCCGCTTCCATCCCAGCCAGACCACGCTCCTGGAGCAGTTGCGCCATTTCCCCGCCGCCGATCACGACGACGGCCCCGACGCGCTGCACATGCTCTGGACGCTGGCCCTGTCCTCCGGGGCGGGCATCGCCGCGCAAGCGACCGGACAGCGCCGTTTCGGGGTGTCCGCCGAACGCGACGCGCGCGACCAGCCGCTCACCCAGACCGGCTGGGGCACCGTCGCCGGTTGGTTCGGCGATCTGCTCGATCGCCGATGACACCTGACACCTGACACCCGACGCCGCCCTTATGCTGACCCACCTGAAACGCCTGATCGGCTTCGCCGAGCCCAAGCGCCCCGAGGCGCGCGAGATCGCCTCCACCCTCGACGGGCGCGACATCACCCGCGGCTACGTCGACCCCCTGATGCTGCTGCTGCCCCAGGACGACATCCTGGTCGAGCGCGGCGCCAATGCCCCCGGCTTCTACCGCCAGATCCTCAGCGACGCCCAGGTCGGCGCGACCCTGCAACAACGCCGCCTCGCCCTGCTGCGCACCGAGTGGCAGGTCATCCCCGGCGGCGAGACGCGCGTCGACCGCCAGGCCGCCGCCCTGATCGAGGAGACCCTGGAGCGCATCCGCTGGGATGCCGTCTGCGCGGGCATGCACTACGGCGTCTTTTACGGCCACGCGGTGGCCGAATGTCTGTGGGCGCGCGAGGGCAGTCGCATCGTGCTCGACGCCGTGCGCGTGCGCGACCGCGCCCGCTTCGGCTTCGACGGTGCCCAGCGCTTGCGCCTGCGCACCGCCAGCCAGTCCAACGGCGAACTGTTGCCCGAGCGCAAATTCTGGAACTTCCGCACCGGCGCCGATCACGACGACGAACCCTACGGTCTGGGGCTGGCCCACTGGCTCTACTGGCCGGTGCTGTTCAAGCGCGCCAACATCAAATTCTGGTTGATCGCCGCCGAGAAATTCGGCAGCCCCACCGCCATGGGCGTCTTCCCGCCCAACGCCACCGCCCAGGAGCGCCAGCAGTTGCTGGCCACCCTGCGCGCCATCCAGACCGACGCCGGGGTGATTCTCCCCGAGGGCATGACCATCGAGCTGCTGGAGGCCAAGCGCGCCGGCGGCACCGACTATCCGGCGCTGTGCGCCTACATGGACGCCGCCATCGCCAAGCTGGTGCTGGGGCAGGTGATGACCAGCGAGGCGGTCGGCGGGCAGTACAAAGCGGAGGTCCAGGACCAGGTCAAGGACGACCTGGTCAAGGCCGATGCCGATCTGATCTGCGACTCGTTCAACCGGAGCGTCGTGCGCTGGCTGGTCGATTGGAACCATCCCGGCGCGGCCTATCCCAAGGTCTGGCGTCAGGTGGACGACGCCGACAACATCCCGCCCGAGGCGCTGAACGCCTTTGCCATGGGGATCGACCGGCTCGCCGCCCTCATGCCGATCCCCGCGTCGCATATCTACCGGGTCACCAAGATCCCAGCGCCGGCGGGCGACGAGCCGGTGTTGCAGTCCATTGCCGCCACGTCCGCCACGTCCGCCACGTCGGGCGCCGTCCCCGAAGCCACCGAGACCCCCGACGCGCCCGACGAAGCGACGCCGACCGATTTCGCCGAGCCCGGCCGCGCCGACGCCCAGGATCTGATCGACACCGAGGGCGACCGCGACCCCGGCTGGGACGCGGCCATGACCGCGTTACTCAAGCCCCTGTTTGACGCCCTGGCCGACGGCTTAACGCCCGAGGAGATCCTCGGGAAAATGGATGAATGGTATCCGGCGATGAACGATGACCAGCTCACGGCCCTGCTGACCCAGGCACTGGCCGCCGCCGACACCATCGGACGCCTGGAGGCCCGCGATGACTGACCCGCAACCCTGTGCCCACTTCGTCAACGCCGACGGTCATGCCCTGTGTCTGGTCGGACGCAACCCGACGCTCGATGGCTGCGGTCGCGGCTGTCCCGCCTATCTGCCGGACAGCGAGCGCCAGCCCTGCGAGGTGTGGACCCGTGTCATGGGCTATCACCGCCCAGTGTCGGCCTTCAATCGCGGCAAGCGCGCCGAGTACGACGAGCGCCGGCTGTTTTTGGAGCCGCATTAATGGATGCCGCCGCCGTTCCCGCGCTGGGGCGCGTTTACTTCGCGGTCGCGCGCTGTCAGCGACATCGATCATGTCAGGCGGCGCGCGAGGGAGACAATCGGTCGCTGTTGGTCAGCCCCGACTTCGGTTCGCTCCCGGCGCTGGAGGTCTGGCTGCGTGATTTGCCAATGCGCGCCAGGTGCTGCCGCTGGTGCGATAGACCGATCGCCGCGCGACAATTCGAGCGGCGCTATTGCGATGACGGCGAGCGGTATTCGCACCGGATCGAGCCCGACAGGACATAATGGACGCATCCCTTCGCACGCTCTTCCAGCTTCCCCCAGAGCAGGCCATCCGCTACCTGGAGGCCAAGGGCTATTCGCTCACCTGGAACTGGTGGGAAATGCAGCGCGAGCAGCACGCCCGCGCCTTCACCGTCGCCAAGCTGGCCAAGCTGGATATCCTGCAAGACATCCGCGGCGCCGTCGAGACGGCCCTGAAAGAGGGCAAAACCGAGCGCTGGTTCCGGAAGGAGTTGGAAGACACCCTGCGCAAAAAAGGCTGGTGGGGCAAACAGGTCGATGTCGACCCCGTGACCGGCGAGGCCCAGCTCTACCAGGCCGGCAGCCGGCGCCGACTCCAGACCATCTACCGCACCAATTTGCAGACGGCCTATATGGCGGGACGCCAGAAGCAGTTCGACGCCGAGAAAGCCCGCGCGCCCTTCGTCCAATATCTCGCCGTGATGGACAGCCGCACCCGTCCCGCCCATGCCGCGCTGCATGGGCGCGTGTTTCGGCTGGACGATCCGGCGTGGGACACGATCAGCCCGCCCAACGGCTTCAACTGTCGCTGTCGTGCCCGCAACCTCAGCCAGCGCGAACTCGACGCGCGCGGGCTCAAGGTCGAGACCGACGCCCGCGTCGAAGAACGCACCCCGCCCGGGCGCCCTCCGGTCGACCCGCGCACGGGCGAAACCCCCGCCGACTGGCGCCAGCGTGGCGTCTCCATCCCCGACCCGCTCAGTCCCGGCGACCGGAAATACCTGTGGGCGGACATGGGGTGGGATTACAACCCTGGACGCTCTGCGCCATGGGGCGACATCGATCTCTGGAGTCGCGTGCGCGCGACTCTGCCGACGGAGCTTGCCGCGCAAGCCTTGCGCGAGCACGCCTTGCATCCGTCGCGCTTGGCCGCCTTCGACGACTGGGTCGAGGCCGTCTTCCGGCAGGATGGCGCGCGCGGGCTGGAGTGGGTCATCGGCTATCTGGCCCAGGCGGATGTCGATTATCTCGCCGGCAAAGGCGTCCAGATCGCCAATGGCGCGGTCGTGCTGGACGATGGGCGGCTTGTCGGCCCCAAGGCCAAGCGGCATGAGCGTTCCGGTGACGCGCTGACGCCCGACGAGTGGAAGCAGGTGCCGCGCCAGTTGGCCGAGCCAGAGGCCGTGCTCTACGACAAAGAGAACGGCACGCTGCTGTATGTCCTGCCGAGCCCGGACGGGCGCGCGGCCAAGATCGTGGTCGAGGCGAGCCGGATCGAGAAGAAAAAGCCCGCGCACGAATCGGTGCGCACGGCCTTCAAGGTCACGCGCGGCGCGCTCCAGGCGGGGATTGACGGACGGATGTATGACGTTGTTCGCGGGGCGCTGAAGTGAGGCGCGGAGGGCCGGACGTCCCCTCATACCGGGCCGGCGCCAATGGCGCCCCCGCCGCGGGCACTCCGAAAATTTCCCGCTGTCGCGCCTCGCTTGGAGCATAGCACATGACCGACCGCGACCCCTGCCACGCCTGCCCCCATCTGGTCACCCGCCCGCCGCTCGCGCCCTGGTGCGCGCGCAACGCCCACTACGGACAGGTCGGCTGCGTGCGTCCGGCGCGTCGCGTCGCGCCCGCCCCGGCGGTTCGGCGAGGACGCCATGACTGAGTTCAGCGTCCGGATCGACGACCGCGCCCTGCGCGCGACCCTGGAGCGACTGCTCGACCGGGTGCGCAATGCCTCGCCCGCGATGGAGGATATTGCGCGGGCGCTGCGCAACCATGCCGAGGATGCCTTTCAGAACGAGCGCTCGCCCTTCGGTCCCCGCTGGGCCGATCTCCAGCCCGCGACCCAGGCGGCCAAGGTCGACCGGCAGGGCACCCCCACCCGCCGCGGCGCGCATCCCATTCTTCAGGTCTCCGGCCAGCTTGCCGTCAGCCTGTCCAGCGCCGCCGGTCCCGACTGGGCGTTAGTTGGCGCCGGCAAGGTCGGCATGGCGAAGGAGTATGCCGCCACCCACCAATTCGGTCGCGGCGCGACCCCCGCGCGGCCCTTCCTCCCCGTCGACGCCGCCGGCACCCTGCCCGCGCCCGTGCGCGAGGAGCTACTGGCGATCCTCAGCGACTATCTGCGCGAGGCGTAGAGACAAGGTCGCCTTGTCTCGACAACGCCCCCGCGAAAACCGCCCCTGTGAGCCGTCCGCCACCAGACCCGCCACCGTCCTACCGCCCAAACCGCCCCGCGCGCGTCTACCCGCGTTAGACCCGCGTTAGATTCGATTTCCGGGGCCTGCTCTCGCCGCCCCCTTCGGCTTCGCTCAGGGCAGGCTTGCGACCGTCGCCCGATTGCGCGACAGTAGAGACAGGGCGCCGCCTTGTCTGATGCTCTCGTTCACTGCCGGATAGGCAGCCAAGGAAATCATGCTCGGCCACGGACGGTCTTCCCCCTGCGCCCCCGCAACCTATTGTGCACATCGCCCGCCGTCGATCATGGCGGCATGAGCGACACGACCAACCCAATCGAAATCTTCCGCGCCGGCACCCACACCGCGATGAACGGCGTGACGCTGACGTTTTCCGAAGCGGACCTGGACGCCACGGCGAACGCCTATGGTCTCGCCCGGCATGCGGCCCCCATTGTCGTCGGACATCCCGCAGCGGATGCCCCGGCGTATGGATGGGTTCGCGCCCTGACCCGCGCGGGCGACGTGCTGCAAGCGCACCCCGAACAGATCGATCCGGCGTTCGCCGAGCTGGTCAACGCCGGGCGCTTCAAAAAGATCAGCGCCTCCTTCTATGCGCCCGACAGCCCCGCCAATCCCGCGCCGGGCGTCTATTACCTGCGTCATGTGGGGTTCCTTGGCGCCCAGCCGCCCGCCGTCAAGGGCTTGCGCGATGCCCGCTTTGGCGAGGGCGAGACCGGCATCCTCACCCTGGAATTCGGCGAAGACATCGCCGAGCCCCCGACCGTTCCTGACCCCCTGGAGTCCCCCATGCCCGATCCGACCGTCCCCGATCCCGAGATCGCCGCCCGCGAAGCGGCGCTCGCCGCCCGTCAAACCGATCTCGACGCCCGCGAGGCCGCGCTCGCCGCGCAGGAAACCGCCGCGCGCGTCAAGGCCGATACCGACTTTGCCGAGGGCCTGATCGCCCAGGGCCGCCTGCTGCCGAAAGACCGCGCCGGCCTCGTCGCCTTCCTGGCGACCGTGCCCGCCGAGGCCGCCCTGGCCTTCGGCGAGGGCCAGGACGCCTTTCAAGGCGCCAGCGCCGCCTGGCTCAAAACCTTCCTGGCGAGCCTCCCGGTCCAGGTCGATTTCAGCGAACGCACTGCCGGCGAAGCGTCCCTCGCGCCGCCCCGCTTCAGCGCCCCCGAGGGCGTCCAGGTCGACCCCGCGCGGCTCCAGCTCCACGCCCGCGCGCTCGCCTTCCAGGAAGCCCATCCGGGCGCGACCTACACCGATGCCGTGCTGACTGTCAGCCAGGAGCGCTAACCCATGCAACGCTTTCCGATCTTCACCCGCACCCTGACCCCGCTCGGCACCGTCAACCCGCACCGCTTCGTGCGTGCCGACGGCGCCCAGGCCGGGGCCAATGACATCCCGCTCGGCATCAGCCCGCCCGACATCCAGGAACGCTACGCCGCGACCCTGCTCGGCGACGAGATCCTGGAAGCCGGCGAAGCCTTTAGCGCCGGCGAACTGCTCGCCCCCAATGCCGACGGCAAGGGCATTCGCGCCGCGACCGGCTATGCCATCGCCATGGACGACGCCACCGCCGCCGGCGATCTGATCACCGTCATGCTGTTGCAGCCCGGCAGCCCGCGCCCGGTCTACGTCAGCGCCAATGGGGCCATCAACCCCACCGGCGTGGTGTTGGTCACCGGCGGCACCGGGTTAGCGGGCCTGACCCTGCGCGCCCCGTTGCCCGACGAACAGGTCACGATCCGCGTCAACACCCTGACCAGCGGCTCCGTGGTGCTCACCGCCGCGGCCGGCATCACGCTCGGCGGCACCCACAACACCGCGACCTTCGACGCCATCGGCGAGGAACTCATCCTGGCCTATCAGGACGACGCCACCTGGGACGTCCTCAAAAACACGGGCAGCGTCGCCCTGACCACGGTTTAACCGGAGCCTGACCCATGCCACTGAACACCCAAAACGCCCGCATCGTCGATCCGGTCCTCACCAATCATGTGCGCGGCTACAAAAACCCCGACGTGCTGCGCATCGGCGCGGTGCTCTTCCCGCGCGCACCCATCGCCAAGCGCGGCGCCAAGATCGTGAAATTCGGCAAAGAGTCCTTCCGCCGTCATCCCACCGAGCGCGCGCCTGGCGACCGCATCCGCCGCGTGCGGGTCGGCTACACGTCCGACAGCGTCAATCTCTATCAGCACGCCCTGGCCGGCGAAGTCCCGCGCGAGTTGCTGCGCGAGACCGAAGGGGTGCCCTCGGTCAACCTGCAACTGCGCGCGATGAACCTCCCCGCCGAGATCATCGAGCGCGAGAAGGAGCTCAAGGCCGCCGCCATCGCCAGCGCGACCGCCAGCTATGCCAGCACCCACCGCACCAAATTGGATGGCGTGAGCCGCTGGAACGGCGGATCGGCGGCGATCGGCGCCGACGTCGACGCGGCCCAGGACGTCATCCGCGCCAAGACCGGGCGGCGCGCCAACGTGCTCGCGGTCGGCCCCCAGGTGGCCCGTCGCCTGCGCCGCGCCCCGGCGATCATCGCCAACTACTACACCGGCAACGAGCGCCCGGACCGCGTGAGCGATGCCCAGATCGCCGAATTCTTCGGCGTGACCCGCGTCGTCGAGGGCACCGACACCGTGGTCGACGGCAAGACCGAAGACGGCGGCGACTTCGCCGACATCTGGGGCAACGTCGCCATCCTCGCCTATGTGCCCAGCGTCACCGGCGACGGCGACATCGAGGTGCCCAGCTACGGCTACGAGTACTACCTCGACGGCCACCCGCTGGTCGAGCCGGGCCGCTGGGACGCCGACACCAAGACCTGGGTCTATGACGTGATCGACGAGTATCAGCATGTGCTGACCGGCATGGACGCGGGCTTCCTGTTCACCAACGTGATGGATCTGACGGCCTAACCCATGCGCCAGCAATCCCATGCCGTGGCCGCCGGCGCCAGCCTGATCCTCGCCCCCGGCGGCGCGCCCTGGTCGCTGTCGGTGCTCCCGGAAGCGGGCGCGACCGTGACCCTCGCGGTCACGGCGACGCCCGCCAGCGCGGTCGGCGCCGACGGCGCTGGCGCCGCCTGGCACCCGCTCGGCGAGCCGTTGACCGCGGAGACGCTGATCGTCTTCCCTGGTCCGGTCACGGCCTTGCGCGTCAGCGCGGCCGGAGCGGGCACGACCGTGGAGTTGATCAGCGGATGAGCATCGTGATTCAGGGGTTTTATGGCGCGAGCGCCGGCAGCGGCGCGGGCGTCACCGATCACGGCGCGCTCGCGGGTCTGGCCGACGACGACCACGCGCACTATCACACCAACGCCCGCGGCGACGCGCGCTATGCGGCGCTGGCGCATGCACATGCCGAGTTAGCGTTGGCGGCGACCGCGATCCAGCCCGGCACTGTTCAGTCATTCAGCGCCATCCAGACCTTCGCAGCCGGACTCGCGGGCGGCTCAAACATCATCGCCGACGCCGGAGACGCGCAGACGATTCTGCTCGACGGTCGGGTACATGTGCTCACGCTGACTGAGCCGTGCGCGATCACGATCACGCCAACCGGATCGGCCTATTCGTTTGCGCTGATTGTGCTGATTCAGAACGGAGCAGGCGGCTATGACGTGACCTACACGAACAGCCCGAAGCCAATGGATACGCAGGCGCTCAATACCGCCGCAACTAAACATTCCGCATTCGTTCTCTGGACGCCGGACGGCGGGACGACGTATTACCGCAACGGTGCGGGAGCGGAAACATGATCTTTCCGCAGATGATGAGGCCGCGTGTTTCCGCTATGCCGACAGGGGCACGCTATTGGAGGCTAATAATTACGAAAACGGCAGGTGCGACCGACTATGTATCCGTTTCGGAATGGCAATTGTATTCTAGCGGCGTTGTTGTCTCTCAGAGTAAATCGATAACTGCAAACAAACCAAGCTATGCAGCATTAACACCTAATAATATCGTCGATGGAGAAACTTATTTTAATAGCTCAGCGAGTCGCTGGATGGTGCCCGTCACCAACCTTCCGGTTACGGCTACGATAGACCTTGCGGGCTCTTTTAGTATCGAAAGAATTGTTTTAATCGGCAATACCAGCGTTAACGCGCTAAGAGTGCCAAAGGCGTTTCAAATCGAGTCGTCTCAAGACGGGGCGAGTTGGGGCCTGATCGCGGATGTCGCGAACGCCGGCATGACGAGCGGAAACGGGTATACATGGGAGCTGACGTTATGACCCAATACGCCCATATTGATAACCCCATCCCGCAGAAACTCCCGCACGAATTCCAGCACGCGGGCGGACTCACGATGGGCCTGGACGCGATGTCCGACGAGCGCCTGGCCGAACTCGGCTGGTATCCCGTGCGGTACGAACCATTAGAACCCGGCGCGTTGGGCTATGCGCCCATCGAATTGATCGGGTCAGAGTTCGTCATCGCGTCCTTGCCAGGTGATCTCGCCGTGGCCGAACAGCAGCGGCTTGAAGAAATGACCTGCTCGAAGCTGCAAGCCAAGCTCGCCATCGCGGCCCTGGGGCTGGTCGCCGACTTCATGGCGTGGAAGGCCGCGCTCGATCCGGTGACGGACTTCGTGACGCTGGCGTTTCTGGAAGACGCGCAAACCTGGCGCCGACTTGACCCGACCTTCGTGGCCGCGATGACCGCGCTCCGCAAGACGGACGCCGAGGCCGATGCGTTTTTTGAGCTAGCGGTGACGCTGTGATCGCCCCCGCCGACCTCCTCACCCCGCACGGCGCGCGCGAACTAGCCCAGCTTGCCACCCCCGAGGGCGTGCCGACGCTCGACCCCGACCTGCTCGCCGCCGTGGTGCGCGGGGAGGAGGTCGATGGCGAGTGGGACGCCGAGGACATCGCCCAGGCGCATCTGGCGCTCGCGACCCTTCAAGCGGCCGTCGACACCGCCAATGCCCGCATCAACCGGGTCGCGCTCGGGCGCGTGCTCAGCGCCGACGAGCAGGGCATGCTGCACACCTATGCCCTGGACATCGCCCGCTGGCGACTCTATGACGACGGCCAGTTGCCCGAACTGCACCCGGTGCTGCTGCGCTATCGCGAGGCCGTGCGCTTTCTGGAGCGCGTCGCCGACGGGCGCGAGCCGCTCGGCCAGGCGACCGCCGGCACCGCGGGCCTGGCCCAGGCCAGCGCCCCCGTGCGCCAATTCGACGCCGACACCCTCGCCGCTTACCGATGAGCCAGATCCTCGCCCTCGAACCCCAGCTCCTGGCGCGCCTGAGCGCGCGTCTGCCCGCCGGCACCGTGGTCGACAGCTCGCCCGCACTCGACGAACTGCTGGACCTCCAGGAGCGCCCGCTGTCGCTGTCCGCCGTCTATGTCATGTACCTCGGCGCCCAGCCGCTCGGCGACAAACCCGCGCCCCGCGCCGGGCTACGCCTGCTCGAACGCTGGGCCGTGATCGTCGCCTACCGCGACCGCGCCGGGATCGTCTCCGGCGCCCCCGCGCGCGCCGGGGCCGGCCCGCTGGCCGATGCCGTGCTCGACGCCCTGCACGGCTGGCAACCGGCCGAACGCACCAGCCCGGTGCAATTTGCCGCCCTGCTTCAACCCGTCTATTCCGCCGGGCTGCAACTGCTGCCGCTGGCCTTCACCCACGAAACCGCACGCCACTGCGGCGCCTAACGAGAAAATCAACATGGCTTCCAGCGACTTCCTGTTCTCCGGCGATCTCTACCTTGATCGCAAAACCGACGCCGGCGCCTCCACCGGCTATTTGCCCCCGATCGAGGCCGGGCAAATCGCCATCGAGGAGACCACCGAACTCAAAACCATCAAGAGCAAAAAGCGCGACACCTACGGACAGGTACGCCGCACGGTCTCGCTCAAGCAGCCCTCGAAGATCAAGGTGACCTTGAACGAAGTCAGCGCCGAGATTCTGGCACTGGCGCTGCTGGGCACCGCCGATGCCCGTAGCGTGGCGGCGGGCACGGTCGCCAGCGGCGCGCCGACCGAGGTCACCCTGATTCCGGGGCGGTTCGTGCAACTGCCGCATCGCCACATCACCCCGCATGTTGATGTGACCAGTCCTATCGTCATCGAAACCGACGAGACCACGCCGGTCGAGATTCCGCTCGCCGATGTGGAGATCAACCACCGCGCTGGCCTGATCCGCTACATCGGCGCCACGCTCACCGAGGCCACCGCCTGCACCCTGACGTACAAGCATGCCGGGGAGTCCGGGACGCGCGTCGCAGGCGGCGTCAAGCCGACCATTAAGGTCGGCATCATGATGGACATGAAGAACATCGTCGATGGCGAATCGGCGTTCCTGGTGATCGACGAGGCCACGCTGACCCCGACCTCGCCCGTGGACTTCATGGGCGACGATTTTCTCTCGGTCGAGCTGGAGGGCGAGCTGGTCACGCTCAGCGACAAGACCTCGCCCTACATCCTGGATCTGTTGACGGGCGGGTGATAGGCTGATCGCCGTTCCCCGCGTCAGCGGGGATGGACCGGGGCGCGACACCTACGGGCAGGTAACCGCGACACGTTCCCCGCGCTCGCGGGGATGAACCGTCCTCGCCCGATACCGTCGATATCGTCGCCGCGTAAGCCGGGGCAAGCCTGCCCTGAGCGGAGCCGAAGGGGGGCAAGGAGCAAGCCTGTCCTGAGCCGGGTCGAAGGAAGCGGAGTCGAAGGGGGGCAAGGAAGAAAGCATCCTGAGGCCGTTCGTGGTGAGCTGGTCGAACCATGAACGGCTTCACGCGCCGAGGCCGAAACGATGCGATCAACCAGTATTGCAAGGGGGCGGCAAAATACCGCCCCCTTCAAACCGCCGGCGGACTCCAGAAAACAAGGGCGTCGGGGATGGGTATCGAATTGGAACACCCATCGCCAAGTCCGCGTCAGCCACAATAAGGGGGTCACGGAACGCTACCCCCTTCGATCCGCCGGCGGCCAGTGCCAAATCAACCGCAAGATTGACAACCGCGCGGGTTTCGTGGTTTGCTTGGCGCCAAGAGGTGTCAGAACCTCGAAAGCTCTGTGCGGACCCGCACCCGAAAGCCCTGCGGTTTTTTTATGCCCAGCCGATTTTATGGCCGGGAGTGCGCATCGGATACAACACCCGCAAGGGGAAACATGCGCACGGTCTCACAGAGCCGTTCTGACCCTCCCGGCCGCCAGAGCCTTTCTGGTTTGTCAGAGTAATCTGTGGAAGTCATTATGTACGCCATGCAGCACCCGCTTTCCGCAACCCTCTATTTGGATGGCATCGCCATCCGTCAAGTCGACCGCGGCCTGTTCTGTATCAACGATCTGCACCGCGCCGCCGGCGGCAAGAAACGCGATCAGCCATCTAACTGGCTGTGTTTGGAGCAGACCAAGGCGCTGATCGACGAATGCGCCAAAACTGTCGCTGGCGGCTCGGACGGAAAACCCGGAACGGAATACGATCAACCGGTTAGAGTGATCCAGGGCGGCGACCCCGCCGCCCAAGGCACCTACGTCATCCGCGAACTGGTCTACGCCTATGCCATGTGGATCAGCCCCGCGTTCCACCTGCGCGCCATCCGCTTCCTCGACGCCGCCCTGCGCGGCGACACCGCGCCCCAGGCCGACGCCGACTGCGCCCGGTTGCTCCGGCTCACCCGCGAGGCCCTGCTGGAGATCGCCCCGCAACTGGAGATGGTCTTTCGCTGCGCCAACGCGGGCCTGACCAACGCCCAGACCGCGCGCGCCGTCGGCACCAGTCAGCGCCGCATCGAGCGTCTCAAAGCCCGCTTGCGCCGTCTCGGGCTGCTGCCGGAGGTGTGCGCGACGCCCAGCAGCCAACTCGACCTCTTCGCGGAGGCCATCTAATGAACCTCACAATCGACCTCGGCGGCAGCGACAACCCGCTGGACGATCTGGAGCGCGTCTCCGACTGCTTCTCGGCCCTCGACGACCTGCTCCAGGGCTGCCACCTCCAAGACCCCGAGCGCGAGCGTCTCGCGGTCCTGATCGCCACCCTCACCCTGCTTCAGCGCGCGGCCCTCGACCATCTCCTCGACGCGCGTCTTGCATCGTCGCGTCTGCATGCGGTAGCCTGACGATCCCCGTCGAGACAGGGCATGCCCTGTCTCGACAGCGCCTACCGCTCCCAGAACCTTCCCGCTGAACCCTCGCAGCCTCCCGGCGCGGGGGTTTTTCGTCGATGCTGTCGGCATTCCCCACTGCCCACAGCCGCCCATGCGCACCCACAAAACCCTCGACCTCGACCCTGGCCGCGCCGTCACCGTGCGCGAACTGCGCGTGCGCGACGTGCGTCAGATCCTCGCCGCCCTCACCCCCGAGCAGGCCAAGCGCCCGCTGCCCGAACTGATCCGCGAGCACCTGCCGGATCTGTTGGCGCTCTTGGGCGATAGCCTGACCTTGCCCGACGGCGAGGTGCTGGACGATCTCAGCCTCTCGGAGTGCGAAACCCTCGGGCGCGCCTGGTGGGAGCTGCACCAGCGTTTTTTCGCCCCGCTGCTCGCGCTCGCGCGGGCGCACGGCACGCCACCCGCGACCTCGACCGCGCCTGTCTCCTCCTCGTCGAACGCGGCCATGGCGCCATCTACGACTACGGCTGGGGTCTCTGGCTGACCCTGCTTGAGCTGACCCGCGAGCGCGCAACATGAGCGAGAACGCCCTCACCGTCAGCGTCCTGCTGACCCTCTCCGCAGAAGACTTCGCGCGCGCGGTCGCCGAGGCCCAGGGCGCCTTCGAGGGCGGCATGGACGGCGTGCGCGCGGCGACCGACGCCGCCGCCGGGGACGCCGGGGCGCAACTCGACGACCTCGGCGCGGGCCTGAACGAGACCGCCGCGGCCTCCGAGGACGCCGGGACGAAAATCGGCGGTTTCGTCGGGTCGCTGCTCTCGCTCGACGTGCTCGCGCGCGGCTTCGGCTGGTTGATGGAGCAGGCCGGCGATCTGATGGAACTGGCCGACGCCTGGGCCAACCTTCAGGCCAAGCTCGAACTGGCGACCGACAGCGGCGCGGCCGCCGCGCAGGCGCTGGCCGACGTGCAGGGCATCGCGCAAAGCACCTCCAGCGACATCGGGGCGACCGCCGATCTCTACGCCACCCTGAGTCGCGCGCTCAACAGTCTCGGCGACGAGACCACCAGCGTTGCCGGTTTGACGCGCACTATCACCCAGGCGTTCGCGATTTCCGGGGCGAGCGCCGCCGAGAGCGCCGGCACCATTACCCAGTTGGCGCAGGCGCTGGCCTCCGGGCAGTTGCGCGGGGACGAATTCAACAGCGTCATGGAGCAGGCCCCCCGGCTTGCGCAGGCGCTGGCCGACGAACTCGGCGTCACCACCGGCGCCTTGCGCCAGATGGCCGAGGATGGCGAATTAACCGCCGAGGCCGTGATCGGCGCGCTCTCCGGTCAGGCCGACGCCATCGCCGCCGAGGCCGCTTCGCTCCCCGACACGTTTGAGCGCGCCACCACGCGCCTGAAAAACAGCCTGACCGGCGTGGTCGGCGGGCTCAACGATGCGCTGCACGGCGCCGAACTCTTCGCCACCGGCACCAACCTGCTGGCCGGGGTGATCGGGGCGCTGGCCAGCGGGATCGAGGCGCTGGGCGGCTTCCTGATCGCCATCGCGAGCGCCTTTGCGGCCATCCCCGCGCCCATCTATGCCGCCGTGGCCGCGATGACCGCGACCGGCGTGGCGCTGGCGTTGCTCTCGGTCAATTTCGCGGCGGTCACCGGCGCGCTCGCGACCCTGGCGCTCGGGCTTGCCTCGGTCGCCCTGGCGGGCTGGGCGGCGTTCAGCGCCCAGGTCGCCGCCGCCGGCACCGCCCTGCGCGCGCTCTGGGTGCTGATGCTCGCCAATCCGCTGACCGCCCTGGCCGCCGTGCTGGGCATCGTCGCGGCGGGCTTCCTGGCCTTTAACGCCGCGTCGAAAGAGTCCGCGGCCAGCCTCGCCGCCGCGCACGACGAACTGACCAAGCAAACCACGGAACTGGAAGCGTTGCGCCGCACGCTCGCCACCGCGACCCCCGGCACCGCCGCCTATACCGACGCCGAGCGGCAGTTGGCCACGCTCGTCCCCGGCCTGACCCTGTCGCTCAACGAGCAGGGGCTGGTTGTCGCCAAGATCGGCCAGGGCTACGAAGATAACGCGCGCGCGCTCGACGCCTACATCGCCGCGCAGAAGCAGGCCAGCGCCGACAACCTGCTGCAGCAGTTGGTGCTGGCCTCCAACGAACTCGACACCAACCGCCAGGCGCTAGACACCAACACGCAATCCTTGCGCGAGAACTACGGCATCGGGGTGGAGAACCGCAACGGCTGGCAGTCGTTCAATCTCGCGGTCGAGCAATCGACCGGCGGGATCGACCGCCTCAATCGCAAGCAGACCGATCTCGCCAACGCCGCCAACGCCAGCGAGGCCAAGGTCCGCGCGCTCGCGCTCGGGCTGTATGAGGCAGGGATCGACTCCGGGCAGGCCGCCGAACAACTGCGCGCCCTGGGTCGCACCGACGCCGAGATCGCGCGCGTCGTCGGCCAGATCGACCGGCTCGCCGAGGCCGCGTTGGCCGCCCAGGGCCAGTTGACCGCGACCCAACAGGCCATCGGCGCCGCCGGTCTCGCGGCCGCACAGTCGGTCGGCCAGGCGATCCAGGCCGTCAGCACCGAAATCGAACGCCTCGACGGCGAGATCGAGCAGCATCGCCAGACCCTCGACACCGCCCTCAAGGCCGAAGGCCAAGGCTGGCGGACGCTGGGCGAGGAGGCCAAGTCCGCCTATCAGGGCCGGCTCGCCGACATCGACGCCCTCACCCAGGCGCAACTGGCCGCCGTCAACCAGCAAACCGGCAACGAGCGCACCGCCGCCGCCCAGCGCGCCGCGATCTATCGGCTCGATGCCCAGGAGCGCCTCGCCGCGCTCAAGACCTACGAGAACGAAGCCGTCTTTCTGGTCGAGCAGGAATACGCCAGTCGCCAAGACGCCGCGCGCGCCGCCGGGGCCGACGAGCGCGCGCTGAACGTCGAGATGCTCACGGCCAAGCGTGCCACGCTGCAAGAGATCGCGAGCGCCTACAAGGCCCATATCGACCAGCTCAACGCCGACGCGCAGCGCCACCTGAGCGAAGTGACCCGCATCGAGGACCAGATCCGCGCGCTCAAGATGAGCACCGAGGACCGCATCCGCGAGATTCAGCGCGGCGCGATGACCGATCAGGCCGCCTATGCCGACCGGCAACGCCAGGTCGAGGAGACCAGCGCGCAAGCCAAGCGGGCGCTGGTTGAGGGCAATTTCACCCTGGCGAAGGAACTGGCCCAAAAAGAGATGGAGCTGGCGTCGCAGCTCGCGCGCGAGGTTAAGGACGGCGAAACGGTCTATGTCTCCAAGCAGCGGGCCGCCGACAACGCCAGTAAAACGTTTCTGACCGGCTCGCAGCACCTGGTGGAGGCGCTCGAACAGGAGGAGCAGTCGCATCGGGATGTCGCCAAGGAAGCCCAGGCCGCCGCCACCGCCCAGGAAACTGCGCTCACGGGCGTCACGGCCAGGATCGACGAACTCTCCACCAAGCTCGACAAAGAACTCAACCTCAAGCTGGTGGTCGACAGCCAGGCTGTCCAAGCCGAGATCGACGCCCTGGCGCCGCTGATTCAGGACAAGGAATACCTGCTTCAGACCAAGCTTGACCTGGACAGCCTCAAGACCAGTCTCGACAACGCCGGGGCGCTCGCGCGCGACAACCCGCTCCGCCTGCAAGTCGCCCTGGACGGCGCGCAAGACGAACTCGCCCGCCTCGCCGCCTACGCCAAGGACCACCCGCTGGCCGCCGACCTGACGGTGACCACCGACAAGGCCGAGACCGCCATCGGCGCGGTCCAGCAATCGCTGAGCGAACTCGACGGCCTGACCACCGAGAGCGCGCACGTCGTCCAGAGCAACGCCGGCGAGGTCAAGCAGTCGCTGGCCGATCTGGCGGGACTCACGACCGACAGCACGCACCGCGTCATGGATAACGTGGACGAGGTGCTGCGCGGTATCGCCGAACTGGAGCGCGACACCTCCAGCACCCACACCGTCTATGTGCGCGAGGTCAAGCGCAACGCCCTCGGCGGGTTGATTCATCCGTTCGCCCTGAGCGGAGTCGAAGGGTTTGCCAACGGCGGCGCCGTGCCCGGCTTCCCCGTCCCGCGCTGGTCCACCGTGCCCGGCTCCGGCAACACCGACAGCGTCCCGGCCTCGCTCGCCGCCGGTTCTTTTGTGCTGCGCAAGGCGGCGAGCCGCTATTACGGCTCCAGCCTGCTCGACCTCATCCAGCGGTTTGCCGGGGGTGGGCGCGTCGCCTCGCTCTTGATGCCCGGCGAGCGGCTGTTTAACCCCGGCACCGTCAACCGTCTTGGCGCAGGCTTCTTCGACGCCCTCAATCAGATGCGACTGCCGCGCGAGGCCCTGACCGCGCACCTGGCCAACCTCACCGCTCCGGTCGCGCGCTTCGCCGCCGGCGGGGCGGTCGGTCCCGTCGCCACCGCCTCCGCCGCCGCGCGCGACAGCGTCGACATCAACCTCCAGATCGGCCGCCAAGCCGTGCGCGTCCAGGGCGCGCGCGACCAAGCCCAGGCGCTCGCCAGCGCGCTTAAAGAACTCCAGCGGGGCCTGTGATGCCGAGCGCCTCCAGCCTGATCCGCTTCAGCCCCGGCCCGCACGCGGCCGCCGATCCCGATCCCGAGGAACGCCTGACGGTCATCCTCACCACCGCCCTCAACGGCCTGTTGCGCACCACCCAGACCACCGGCAACCCGCTGGCCGTCGAACTGACCATCCAGTTTGCCGACACCGTCATCGCCCTCTGCGAGCGCGCCCATCTGCTCGGCGTCAGCCCCGCCGGACATGCCCCGCTCGTGCTGACCAAGGCGGGCTATTGGGGCTCCACTTGCGGTTACGGCGACCCCGCGACGGATGTGTTTTGGGTCTATTCTGACGCCACCGACGACGGCGAAACCCTGGTCATCGACACCCCCTGCGAAAATCTCTACGGCTGCTTTCACTGGCCATCCGCCGTCGTCGCCTACGATCCCCCGCTGGCAGACGACGAGACCGCCCCGACCATCACGCTCGCCCTGGACGGCTTCGTCGGGCTCGACGGCTCGACCGAGACCGGCGTGCGCCTGTCGATGCGTCTGATCCTGATCGAGCCGGGGGTGACGGGCGAGACCGAACTGGCGACCCTGAACTACGAGCAGGCGCCGCACTTCACCGGCTCCGGCACCAACATCACCGTCAAAAAATCCGACGCCGACCCGGACCCGGACGGGGAGGGCCTGTTCGCGCTCACCGGGCGCAAGATCGCCGACGCGGTCAACGACGTGACCGGCGATTACGAGATCTGGTGGCGCATCTATCACGGCTCGGGCGACATGCTCTACACCGCGACCTGCGCCACGCCAGACGATCCCGAAACGCCGGATGACGACGAATCCCAGACCGCGACCCTTTCGGAGACTGTGCGCGATCGGCGTAACGCCGGCATTGGCGGCGGCTTCGGGTTATTCGACACCACCGATTTGATGGTGGCGCGGGTGCGGGTGGAGCCGGGGCCGCTGTCATTTAATGTGCTCACCGGCAGCGGGAAAACGAATCTGGGCGCTTTTCAATCAGGGATTGAGTCGCGGATACCGACCAGCGTGCTGACGGCGACCGCCGGTTGTTGGTATGGCCTGCTAAATAACCAGCCGATCGCGCTCTCTTTTGGTGGGCCTTCCATCTATGCGGCTGGTCGCTTGCTACAGACTGCCTCCGGCACCGTTTTGGGCGCTGCAATCCAGTCGTTCAACGGCGTTCCGTCCCTCGTCTACGTCACCGGAACCGATACGTTGACTCTATGGCGCCGGAGCCTTGTCCAGGGATTCGGCTCAGTGTCTGTCGGTTCGCGGTCGCGCCCCTTTGTAGACGGCAACCCCTCCGCGCCGTGGTACAGCTTTTCGTCAGACGGACTGTCGCTGGCGTGCCTGCTGCCGCGTTACGCCCCCGCCGTTACGACATCTGTCGACATGCTCCGCAATGGGCGCTTGTTTCGCGCGGACGTCAGCGCCCAGTTCGGGGCGTGGATGACGGTCATCGCTCCGCCGCACCTTCCACCCACCTGGACGGCCACGGCGGCGGCGACCAGCGCGTATGAGGCCGGACCTCCAGAATGCGGTCAGTTCGGCAACGTCGCCGACTGGTTCAACCAGTCGATGACATCGGTTATTCGGTATGACTTTGCATGGGACGTTCTGCTTTCCTTCTATTGGAGCCAAAACGAGCTGGTCCCGGTCGTCATCCCTGTCTCGCTGACCGCAGCTCGGGATTACGATTTTCATGCTTCAAATACAGATTATTGCAAAACCGTCTACGCCAACTATCAACGCACCGAAATCGACGAACAGACGCTGGAGGTGTCGATCGGGTCATTGCCCGTTCAAACGTCAAGTTACGTTCTTCAAAAACAAGCCGTTGGTAACGTCGGAATCTTAGACACTGTATCGCTTGAAAAGATGTTAAAAAGACGCTTTTTGGTTGCAAATGCGGGATCCGACGCGTTATCGCTCGACGGTCCATTTTGCATTGACCACGGCGTCGTCAGATCCGGATTAGCGTCCGTTGAGCCGACCTCCGAAGACGGCTTGACGCTCGCGACCATTGACGGGGGCGGTGGAAATCGGCGCGTGCTGACCGAAACGCATGCGCCGTTTGACGTCGCTACTGCCCTGGGTAACGAGCAAGTCGCTGTCTCTTTTTACGCAAGCGACGACACTCAAGCCGTCGCGTCACTGCTGCAAGCCGTGGTCAAGATCTTGAATATCCATCTACGCATTGCGCCAACGAGCAACCCGCGCGCTAGTGCGTTCCCTGACGGCGACTGCCTCACGCAATGGGTCGACATCACGGGAACGCCGATCACGCATTTTAACGGCATCGAATACGATGCGCCTCGCTTCCTGTCAAATATTGCGCCAGTCACCCCCCACGCCTGCCTCCTTGCCCCCGACCCAGCCAGCGTTAAACCCATCACATGATCCAACTCGACACTCTCACGCTCCCCGACGGCCTGGATTGGCCTGACGAATTCGACACCAGCGCCATCGGCCAAAGCGTGCGCCGGCGTCTGGACGGCGGCCTGGTCGTCTACCCGCGCGCGCTCGCCGCGGGCCGTTCGATCACCCTGGTCGCGCCCAACGATCAGCCGCTCACCCGCGCCCAGGCCGCCGCGCTGGAGGCGCTGGCCGCCGTCGTCGGCGCCAGTTATGCCCTGACCCTGCGCGATGAGTCCTTTCAAGTCATGTTCCGCCACCACGACCCGCCCGCGCTCGACCTGACCCCGCTGGTCGATTACGCCGATCCCATCGACAGCGATTTCGTCGTTGGCACCGTCAAACTCTTCACCGTCTAACCCCGGAGATCCCATGTCCATCCTCGCGTCCGAACTCCTCTGGCTGCGCCCCGCGCTGCAGTCCGATACCGTCCCCGCCCAAAACGGCGGGCGCTGCACCCAGACGCCCATCGTCTCGGGCGTCAAGAACAACCTTTTCCCCGATGTCAGCGCCGCCCAGCGCGCGGCGGGGGTCGAACATTGGCGCAAGGTCTTCGTCGCGGTCAAAAATGCCGACAACCTGCCCCTGGTCGATCCTCGGTTTTCCATCGAGATCGGCACCCCCGGCGACAGTCATGTGCTGCTCTATCCCGGCACCCTCACCGACACCCTGGATCAGGTGACCGCGCGCCCCTACGGCTACGGCACGCTGGCCAGCGCCGCCGATGCCGCTGACACCGAGATCAGCGTCACCACCGAGGCCGATTTTTCGGTCATGACCACGAAGCCCTTCCAGGTCGGCGATCTGGTCCGGATCGACGCGCGCACGACCGTGCTCGACAGCGGGCTGTCCGAATATGCCGAGATCGACAGCGTCGCCTACACCGGCACCGCCCTGACCCTCGGCCTGACCGCCGGGCTGACCAACGCCTACAGCGCCGGGGCAAAGATCGCGAGCGTCATCGAGCCGGGCGATCTGGCGACCGCCGTGAGCGGCAAGAGCATGACCGGCGGCGTCACCTATGACGACACGGCTTATCCCATCGCCGTGCCTCAGATCGGCGGCATCTACCAGACCTGGACCGTCACCGTCACCGACCACGCCACCGGCGCGCTCAGCGTCTCCGGGGATCTGATCGGGGCGGTCGGTACCGGTTCGACCGGCGTCAACCTGTCCCCATCAAACCCCAACGGCGGCACCTATTTCACCCTCGACGCCGACGGCTGGGGCGGCACGCCGGCCACCGGCGATACCCTGGTCTTCACCACCTCCCCCGCCGTCTGCCCGCTGTGGTATCGGCGCATCGTGCCCGCCGGGGCGGCGGCGATCAGTAGCGATCCGGTTAGCGTGTGCGTGGAAGGGGAGAGCGCCTGATGACGATCACGGTCTATCGCTCCGATGACGCCAGCGCGCCGGTGTTGACGGGTGAAGTCGGTAAACTGATCGATCTGCTCGATGCCTGTCTGGTGAATGGCTACGGCAGCCAACCCGCCGCCGGTTGGGGAAAAGCCTTTAGCGGCACCAATCTGGCCGCCTACCGCGCGCCGTCCGGCAACCGGATGTATTTGCGCGTCGACGATTCGATCGTGCAATACCCCATCCTGCGCGGCTACGAAACCCTGACCGGGATCGACACCGGCACCGGCCCTTTCCCGACCACCGCGCAGCTCGCGGGCGGTATCCGTCCGGTCAAAAGCTCCACGACCGGCACCGTGGCCCACCCCTGGATGCTGATCGCCGGGACGCGGGCGTTCTATCTGTGGATCTCCTTTGTGGCGACCGACATCGGCGCCCCCGCGACCACGACCGATATGATTTTTTTCGGCGACATCGTCAGCTATCTGCCGGGCGATCAATACGGCACGCTGCTGATCGGCAAGATCGCCAACGATATCACCGCCAACAATACCGTCCTGGGCAACAATCTCAGCGCGGCCGGCGCGGACTGCAATGGGCACTACCTGGCGCGCGGCTACCTGCAGGATGGCGGGAGTTCTCCCTGCGGCACACTGCAAGCGCTGCCGGCGGCATCCGCCAGCATCGGCAGCGCGGGCGCGGCCTACCCCGACCCCGTCACGGGGGGATTGCTGCTGGAGCGGGTGCGGGTGTGCGAAGGGGGCGTGGCGTCCAAGCTCCTGCGCGGCCATCTGCCAGGGCTGTTCAATCCGCAGCACAACCAGCCGGGCCAACATCTCGATACCCTGAGCGGGCGCGGCGCGCTGTCCGGGACCGACCTGCTGCTGCTTTACAAGGGCGGTACCGCCGTGGGGCGCTTTGCCGTCTCGCTCAACGAAACCGCCGACTGGCTCGCGCCCGCTTAAGGAGTTCGACATGCCCGATCTTGGCGCCATTGGCGAGTTGTCCGATAGCACGGTCAGATGGACGCTCCCGCGCAACGCCCGCTCGCTCGACCGCGCGGCCAACCCGGTGCGCGGCATCCTCGCCAGCGATCAGGCGTTCACGGCGTCATTTCCTGGGGACGCTCAGCGCCTCTGCGGGACGCTGACCGCCGCTGGCGGCGCGGGCCTGGCACGCGACATCCGCGCCCTCCACCGCGCGACCGGGACCGTCATCAGCGCGACCCGCAGCGCCAGCGGTAGCGGGGGATTTGTCATTCTGGTCCCGCCGTTCGCCCGCGTCGATCTGCACATCCTGGCCGACTCTGGCGACGGCTGCGATCTCTATCTGCCCCAGCGAACCCCCGTCGATGGCTGAATGTAACCTGCCAGACGGCCTGGCCATCGACGTCGCCTTCTCTGGCGGCGCGTGCAGCCTGCCCGACGGACTCACGATCGACATCGCCTTTGGCGGTGCCGGCATTGTGTCGCGCGTGCGCCAGCGCCATCAGACCACGGCGGCGTTGCGCGCGGCCGCGAGCGCGCGTCACGGCGTCACGTCCGCCTTGCGCACCTCTGTCGCCGCCCGCCACCAGGTCCCCGCAGCGCTCCAGCGCGCCCCTCTCGCCCAGCGGCATCAATCTCTGGCGGCATTACGATCCGCAGTCGCGGCCCATCATCTCGCCACCTCCGGCGATCCACCCAGGGTTGCGACAAGCCACGCCGCTCAAGCGCGACTGCTCGGCTGGCCGGTCGCCGCGCGCCACCAAGCTATGGCCGCCGTGCGGCTCGCGACCGGCGCCCGCCATCACGCCAGCGCCAGACTACAAGCGTCGTTACTCGCCGCGCGTCATCACGCCCTGGCGGGCGATCTGGTCGCGGCCCGTGCCCGCCACGTCTCGCTTTTCGGTCCGACCGTCCCGGCCAGCGCCCGCCACGTCGCGCTCTTCGGTCCGACCGTCCCGTCCCGTGCCCGGCATGTCTCGCCCTTCGGCCCGACCGTCCCGACCCGCGTCCGGAACGTCTCGCCAGCCGCCATCCTCGCCGCCGTTCGCGCGCGCCATCTGGCCTCATCGCGCCTGCTGACCGCCAACCCGGTCGCCGCCCGCCATCGCGCCGCGTCCTCCTGCCCCGATGCGAGTGTCCAGATCCTGGCCGGCCCCAATCATCTCCTGCACCAGGGGCGCGTCGTCCCGCTCGGCGAGGGTACCGAACTGAGCGCCGACGAGGGCTCGCCGGTCTGGATCGCGACGCTCGATCTGTTGCACGAAGCCGACTATGCCCGCGTCGCCCTCGGCGATCCGCTGACCCTGCTGTTCTGGGGCCAACCCATCGCCCTGATCTGCGACGGGCGCCGCTTCAGCCGCGCCGACGCCGCGCCAAGTGTCGTCCTCAGTGCCATCAGTCCCGGTGCCTTACTGGGCACGCCCTGGGCCGTGCCGGTCGCGCTGGGCGCCGTCGAGCTGGCGCAAACGGTCGTCGAACGCCTGCTCGGACAGCCCGTCGCCTGGCAGCTGCCCAACTGGCGCCTCCCCGACAGCGCGGGCGCGCTCCAGGGCACCCCGCTGGAGTTGGCCCGCCAGATCGTCGGCGCCGTCGCGGGCGAACTGGACTCGCTCCCTGACGGGAGTCTGGTGGCCCGCCCGCGCTATCCGGTCTCGCCACCCGCGTATTCGAGCGCCACGCCCGTCGCCACCCTCACCGACCGCGACCTCCTTGCCCATCGCGACCAAGCCGAGGCCGCGAGCCGCGAAAACCGCTTCGTCATCGCCAGCGGCGACCCGTCCGCGACCGCCGATCAGATCCAGATCGACAGCGTGCAAGATCCCGAGGATCCGCATGCCTACACCATTCGCGCTTACCCCCATCCCTGGCGCCCGGTCGATCTCGTGCACACCGGCGACGCCGCCACCCAGATCGGCCCGCGCACCGAGGTGCTGACCGAACAGGATGAACTCGTGGTCATCCAGTCCGGCGCCGCCACGCTCGCCTATCCGCTGGCCGACATCCGGGCGCAGTCCTACCGCTACGCGGATCTGGGCCGCGTCAGCGTCGTGGGGCGCGACCTGACGACGGCCCAGGCGGACTACAGCCTGTTGTCGCTCCAGTATCGGGCGCGCGCCTGGCAGTGGCGCGCCACCAACGCTCGGACCGAAACCATCCAATTTCTTGCCGTGGAGTAACCCGATGGCCGTCACCGCCAATATCACCGTCTCGTTCGGCGATCAAAGTGCCAGCAGCGCCTCTGGCCACCTGTCCGCCGAAATCGACAGCCGTCCCGATGGGCTCAACAACGGCGTCACCAGCTTTGCCCCTGGCGATAGCGCGGCCTTTCTGGTCTACAAATCGAGCAACGTCACCTATGACGCCCCAGTCGCCAGCGCTGGCTCCGTCGCGGGCGTGGGCTCTGGCCTCACGGTCGAAAAAGAAGACGATCTGTCGTTTGCCGACAGCGATACCGCCTCGCTCTCGACGCCTGCCACCGGAATCGTCTCGGTCACCTGGCTGGGGCGCAGTCTGGGCAGCCTGTCCCTGCAAGACCAGACGACGGTCAAAGCGGGCGCCAAGGGCGTGGCGGTTGCGCGCGTCAAGTACGCCTGCCGCGCCGACGCCTACCGCCTGACCAGTCCGGCCACGCTCGCCGGCCTGACCGACTTCTCGATCCTGGTCTTTATCCTCGGCCACCTAGCCGGCGAGGGCTAAGCGATGTCACTGGCGATCGAAGTCTACCGGGATGGGGGCGACCGTCCGGGCGACGAAATCCGCGAGGATCTGCTGGGCGATAGCCTGGAGGCCGCGCTTGCTCGTGGGCGCGGGGAACTGGACGCCAGCGCCCATGCCCGCGTCGCCACCACGTTGGAGCTGGTCGCCCCGCGCCTGGATCTGCGCCTGGGCGATCTGATTGCCGTGAGCGACCCGGCACAAGGGGAAGAGTGGCGCGGCAAGATTGTCGGCATCCGCCACACGCTGGCGCCCGGCGAGGCGCCGAGCGTCCTCACCGTCGAGCGGAGTTTGATGCCATGATGTCAAGCGGAGTCGACGCGGATGTCTAGCTATCCATTGCACACGCTAAGAGCGTTGCTGCGCACCTCATCCGCGCGCCGCGGCGTGGTCGTGCGTTGCTCGGCGACGGCGGTGCAGGTCGCCACCGCGAGCGGGCTCGTCCGTGCGCAGGCGTCTGGGGCGCTGAGTGTCGGGCAGTCGGTGAACGTGCGCGACGGAGCCGCCTTTCCGGCGGCTAACCCGACCCAGGCGTATGCGGTTTAGTCTCCGTTAATTTGCGCTTCATTTGTCAGTGATGCCAAATGAAGCGCAAAAAATCACAAATCCGCCAAGTGCCAAAACATTTGCGAAATGGTGCCAAATGGCGCGCGCCGCTACAGGCCGGCATGAGCAACCGCCGGATTTTGTCTCTGATGGTTGCGCATTGGTTGCTTAAAGAAAAACGGCTTAGGTGAAAATCACCTAAGCCGTTGATTTTATGGTGCGCCCTGCGCGACTCGAACGCGCGACCACCTAATTAAAAGTCAGATGCTCTACCAACTGAGCTAAGGGCGCGGGGAGAGTCATTATAATTGAAAACGCTCTTTTTTCAAGCAAGGATTGCTGAACGGGAAATTCGACATGTCTTGCGCTGGGATCGCAGGGATCCGTCTGCGGGCCGGGTGTCAGGGATGCGATTGGCACGCCGAGCGGACGGTCCTCGCCGGTCGCGAGAAAGGCGATTTCTGGAAAAAACTCGACCGAATTTCGGTTCGTCCCGAGTCCTGAGCGAAGTCGAAGGGAGCCGAAGCCATGGCAGGCTTGTCGGATGGGGTGAACGGGCAATCCTCGGACTCGGAGCGTGAAGCCTTTCGTGGTTCGAGTACCTCACCACGAAAGGCTTCAGGCGAAGATAACGGCACGCGCTTTTCTGGAAATCGCCCAAGCTCTGAGGTCGGATTATCCGCCACTGGAACCAAGTGTTTCACCCGCCGCTTTGGGAACCGCATCCGGCTCCGGGTCGGCCGGGAGGCTCGCGGCTGTCGGAAGAGGCTTAATCGCCTTCAAATTCGCACAGCGCAAAGACCTTTTGTCCACGGTTTTCGAGTCGCCGGCGCCCGCCGAGATCGGGCAGGTCGATGACGAAACAGCACTCGACGATCCCGCCGCCCATGCTCTCGATTAAGTTGCAGGCCGCCTCCGCCGTGCCGCCGGTCGCGATCAGGTCATCGACCAGCAGTACCTGCTCGCCCGCGGCGACCGAATCGACATGCATCTCGATGCGGTCGGTGCCGTATTCGAGATCGTAGTCGTGGCCGACGGTTTCCGCCGGCAGCTTGCCTTGCTTGCGAATCGGCACGAAGCCGACGCCCAGCTGATAGGCCAGCGCCGCGCCGATGATGAAGCCGCGCGCCTCGATTCCGGCCACCCGATCGATCTTCACGGGGGTGTAGCGATGGACCAGTTCATTGACGGTGACACGCAATCCGACAGGATCCTTGAGGAGGGTCGTGATGTCGCGAAACATGACGCCCTGCTTGGGATAATGGGGAACGGTGCGAATAAGCGACTTGATGGGCAT